TGGATAGCCCGGGTAGACCGATGACGACCAAAACTGATTTTTGTTGTACCCCCAGGCCGCCCAGTCGACGGGCAGCTCAAACAGCTCTTGAGCTGTCGGTAACTCCCAGCCGTCGCCGAGGGATGCGGCATATGTTGTTGCCGCGTCCCGAGTCATCGGCTCAGCCGCCTCGGTTTGCCACTCCAGGCCAGTGGCGGTATCCAGAACAGTCTCACCGTTGACTTCGTATCGCTCAGTCATCAGACAACCTTTCTTGTTAGAGTTCATATTCTTGTACCGCTAAAACAACCTAATTTACGTCCGTACGATCTTGTATATTAATATTTACTTGAAATTTGTTTTCCAAAGCTTCTTGAATAGCGTCGGCAATAAAGCTACTAAAGTGCGAGGCGTTATGGTAAACGTCTTCTAATTTTTTACAAGAAATTAAAGTTAACACAGCGGTACACCTTATTAAAATGTTTAAAAGCTGTCCCAGGGAGACTATAGGCTTACCGTCATCATTGGTGGTTATATGAAGAACGATGTTGTCAACAAAATCTTCGGCATTCTCGGGAGACTCAAAGTTGATTGTAATTGCGGATTTGTTCGTAGATTTCATAAGTTCTTCCTAGATTGGAACAGGCTTGTCCGAAAGTATAAGGAAATGCATTATAATCGTTCAACTGAAGCTTATGCTTAGCACTGAGTAAATGCATTCTTGCTAATTTTACATATTTAAAAGCTTTTCGCCACATGAGTGCTTGTTCAGGAGATGTATCCAAGGGTTCTTTATTTAATTTTTTGTCGTATTCCGTACACTGTTTTTCTTTATTTTTCAGTTCGTGTAAGAAAACTTCTTTTAGTGTTTGCATTTAGAATCTCCTTTAGATACTAAAGAGTGCTCAAATTCGTTAGCCCAAGGAGGAGTGACCGCCAAATCAAAACTCCGCGTAACGAATTGAGCACTCATTTCAATTATAGGCCAAAGAAAGAGGGGCGCGAAGCCCCTCCATCGCAATACGAAAATATTGTTAAATTACAGAAGGGGGTCGAAAAAACAATTTTTTTCTTCCGGTAATTGGAACACTACCGCCTCTTCCTCCTGCAAACAACCCAGTCCAAATCGTTCCTCGGGCGTCTCCAGCGCCCCACCTCGAATTACCTCCTTTCCGTTATTGTTTAGATGCCCATCATACCGGATCGCGTACCGTCCTTCTTCCGTCAAACCAACCTCCCCTTGTTTGGAAACTATTGTCTTGTACCAGCGAATAGCCTATATTTAAGGTATGTATAAGCTATCAACATCGTTTCAACATGGTTTTGCGGATACTTGGACTCTATTTAAATTAGGTGCTGACGTACCTATATCAGATTGGCTTCCGCCAGGTGCACGGCCACCACGACCTCCTGGAACACCTGGATTGGTCCACATACCCGCTCGCGAACAACCCAAGTCTGGAGTTTTTCGTAGAATATGGTCTAAAGTGAAGGGTTTACCTTTGGCCGCGAAAATTGGCTTAGGTGCTGGAGCTGGTTTGTTAGGGGGAGCAGCTTTATTACACGGTAAAGAGAATGACGACCAACCTAGCCGGTATGACAACTACAACACAAATCCGGAATTACAGGCAATCGGTTATGGGCAACGGTATCGCTCGAGATACTAGTTGTTCACGGTATGCGCAAACCCTGAAATTCCCAAAGCTCCAATAGCTATAGTTTCTACAAGAATTACCCCCCACATCAAACATTTTTCTAACTTGTGTTCTCGATTGCCTTGCCGAAAATAACTTTCGAGTTCTTCTATGCGTGTATTCTTATAATCTCGTTCTTTTTGCAGGATACTTAAAGAGTTTTCTAAAGCTTGTACCTTGAGGTCATAGCCCATGATGACATCTTCATGTGCGTCTAAAGCTCCGGAAATTTCCAAGCGCCACATAAAGAGACCACGATAATCGTTAGCCATAAGGACGATTGTTTTCCAGTCATCTAAGTCTATGCACCACTTTTCTTCATCCTCTACGTTACATTTTTCAGGAACAGGTAACTTGTACAATTGAGTGTAGGGTTCTTCTGCCACTGCAGGATAAGCAAATAACAAAACACACATAAAACTTAGGAGTTTCATAACCCTAGCTCCTTTTGTAATTTTAGAAGTTCTTCCATAGAGTTGGCCTGCTGTATCTTTTCTCTTGCTTTAAGTGTATCCGTATCTACAGCATGAGCTTGATTTAATTTGGTGGCTATTTCTTTTTTTTTGGTTTTTACAAGGTGGTCTAAAGTGTTGATAAGTTCTTCATTGCGGTCTAAAGCTTCGTCTACTACTTCTTCGTGTTTCTCGTCAGACTTGCCACGACCAATGCCGCTAGGTGCAAAGACGTAGTAAAACACCAAAGCACCCGCGAACAACACAACAGGGAGAATACATAACAACTTCCCCCACCAAGGAAGTTTTCTGTACCATCCCCACAATTCGCTCAATTTTTTCTTCATCACTTCAGACCTCCAAAATTATTTTTCTAAAATTTTTCTTTCTTTTTCCAAGTCTCTGTTCAAAGCTTTTTCTTTACTGAATTTGTTTCCGTATCTTTTTTGTAGTTTTTCTATATTAGTTTCCCATATGTCTTCCCAAGACAAGTCCAAAAGATCTACGAGAATTGACTGATACCAATTAGAATCTCCCAACTCTTCTTTCAGATTAACCAAGTCTAGTTCCTTGCCGTAGTATACGTGCTTCTTTACCATGTCAAGTATCTCTGCTGCTTCTGTCGCCAAGCCCAAAGCCGCATGCAGTACCCTGATCAAGCTCTCGTCTTGCAACCGGCTTCTTATCTCTTCTAGATCGTAGGATTCAGTAACAACACACTTTTTAACGTATTCCGACGACTTCATGGTTTCCTCCGTGCGTTCGATTATATTGCAGAAGCCAAGCTACTACAACGCCGAGTTCGAAGAGTTTCCGGTTTGTAAGGAGTATTTACATGTTCCCGACAATAGTAGGCACCTTTGAACCAAACTAGTTCTCGTCGGTTTCCTGCAAAAGCACCGCAAACCACACAACCTTTCTTTCTTTTTTCAGCCATGCACTTAGAACAATAGCGTCGGGCATTCAAAGGTGTAGTTTTAAGGACTTCGATTAGAATGTTACATCCGGGAGTAGTACACTTTCTAAGAGTCATTTTCTTTGCCATAGTTGTTCTCCGTATTGCTTGAATTAGTTTTCAAAGTGTATGGAAAAGTTTGCGTCGGGCTCTTTGTTTTTATTTAGTCAGCTCTTCGAGGTCCTAAATAAAAAGAAGGAGCCGTAAGCAAATTTTCCAACGACTTTGAAAAATCTCTTCTAGGGATACTTAAAGACTAGAACTCGAGCGTAACGCTCGACTTAGTGAAGTCTACACACTAAACCAATACGTGAAACATGTTACTTGAATTCAAGTATATGCTTGTCGGTGCGTCACTGGGGTCATCCCCAGTGAAAGCGCTTGGACAAGCATATGGTATTGCAAAAAAAATATTGTGTAAATAGAGTATATTCATTGAATACATAGTTCGTAACGAACTACACTGGAAAGTCTTAGCTAACATGTTTGTTTAAAATTTTAGAAGAATTAGAAATTTCTTTTTTGCTCGTATAGTCTACGTTGTCGTTCTTCTTCCCTTATTTCTTCTGTTGCAGTTGACCAATATAAAGCTGTAATAATACTACCAAGTGCCAACCCTATGTAGAAATTAGTAAAAAGCATAGCTATTAAGGTTACGCATAAAAATAGCCACAACGCATGATAGTCACGCTTTTTTTCTTGTTGTTTTTTCCGATCATTCATAAACATGAGTTACTCCTCTGTTTCAAGAAGTTGTACAGAACCTACAGTGTTACCGTTAGTATCTTTCAAAGCACCGGAAACGTATTCGTGGTTGTGCAGCATTTCATCTGCCTTTACTGCAGCTTTATGGGTAATGCGACGTATTTCTTGAAAACCGTTGTCTTCGAAAGCTGCGTTGTCCATGTTAAATTCGATTCGTACTTTCATGCTGTATTCCTTGTTTTTTTGTCAGTTTTTCTTTTCGAGTTTTTGGAGGACCCGGTGGGATTCGAACCCACGACCTACGGATTAAAAGTCCGCTATTCTTCCTGGCTGAACTACGGGTCCAATTATAGCATAGAACTTAAGTGACGCATCACTTGAATTATTAAGTCTTTTAATAAGTTAGTATTATTATTATTATGGTACATAATAATGATAATATAACTTATTAAAAACTTTACCTAATATGCTTGTTAATTAACAGTCTCAGAGTTCGTAACGAACTATTTTTCCTTAGAAAACACGCAAAATAGACATATCTAAGGACGCATGAAAATTTTGCATGTGCGCTAGAAAAACTGATGCGTTTTTATTTAATTTTGTGTCGCAACAAACCAGTGTTTGTTTTTTTTCGTTGTCCGGTAGTTACGCCTTTACCATACTGTGCATAGGCACTGCCGCCACTAATAGCTCCGGACAATCCTAGAGATGCTGCTCCCGCACCCAGCTCACTCCCTAACTCTCTATGAACTTTGGCTAATTGGGAAGGAGAAAGTCGATTAAGACCTTGTTGAATTGCGCTAGGATGTATATTTCCTGCTCGAGCAACACTTTCCGGTAATTGTTCTTTAACAAATTTACGAATATGTTCTGCTTGTTGTTTTGTTAATTTTTTTCCTGCTTGATGTGCGCCAAGTGCTCGTTTAGCTTGTCCGCCCCGGTATAAAGACGTGTAAGGTTTTTTTGCACCACTCAACAAACCTCGAGCAGCTCCCAGTAAACGTCCTCTCCATCCTCCTCGGCCCATCAACAAACCCTTAGTACCGCCTATAACTCCTCCTACTGCTCCAGGTATTACAGCGGCACCGCCGAGAATTCCTCCAACTGTACCGATAGCTCTACTGGCTCCACGAGCACCTGAAGGTTTTCCATGCTCAATATCTTCCATTCCGTATTGGAATGTTTTCGTTCCTGTCGGGTCTATTCCCGCCAGGAAATCGTAAAAATGGGAGCGTGGTTGAGGCATCTTTACTTTTCTTTTACCTTAAATTATGGCGTTGTACGAATGCTAAAATTTTTATACGATTCAAATCTTCGAAGGTCTGCATTACAAGAGAAGGAACTCCTTGTACTGTAGGAGTTAAATGAGTTCCCAACGGGCCAGGATCTATAATTGTGGTGGGTGCGCGAGTACCTGTAAACGATTGTGCGAATACGCCACCTTCTTGCAGTACAAAAGGACGTATTTCTGCGGGAGAGTTCATGGCAGTATCGTTGTAAGGGTCTAACGCACCGTAAACAAGAGAGATAGCTCCTGCTTCACATTTTATGACAAGATGACGAAGAAATAATTGTCCGCCCCATGCTGGTTGAGTTTCGATAGTCCCCATACCCAATACTACGTCCAGCCAGCCTGGATCAATATATATTGAAATATTGTTGGAATCGTAAGAAGGAAATGTTGACAAGTCGCGTGTGGGATTTGTGGGACCTATGTCGAGTGTGGTAGCGATACGAGACTTGTAATCGGTGTCGATATCCATGTGCAGTACAGGATTTCTGGAACCGGAAGATTCGTCACCGAAAGGGAAAGTAATCTGTCCTTCGGTTTTTACTTCTCCTGAATTGTCCCCGTACAGAGCTATGAGATGGGACATTTCGAATGCTGGGGACGGTGTACTTCCCATTATGACTTCTCCACAAATCTATAAAACGAATACACAGATAATCTAACACCTACATCTGTAGCTGCCTTTATTCCCAAAAGACCTAAAATTGAATCGGATGAACCGTCTTCGTTGATTCCCACCAAAGGTTCGTGTGGATCCGCCCAAAAAAGAAAGTCTCCAACGTGCATGGGATACGGTAAATACTGAATGGATTTGCCGTTTCCTCCATCATTTATAAGTACACAGGAACCCTTAGTACATTTAATTAACAAGGCCACTAAGTATCCCTGAACGCCAGGGGTGTCCTCGTAAGTATATGCCGGTTTAAAAATAGGGTAGGCGGAATACAGTCCGGTAGCGGAATCCATATAATAGTGAGTAGTGCTAGGATCGAATTCATACTCTCTCGAGAACATCGTATTGTATTCGATATCCTCGATTGCTTCTTGCCAAACAGCGTCGCGATCTTCGTCGTTTCCTAAGTCGAACGTAGAAGATAATTCCGTCGATAAAACACTTGCCCCTGAAGGAAGTGTATTAGGATTGGGAAATTCGCCAGGTATGCTTGTTTCTGCCATAACGTCCTCATTGAGTTTTCAGGAACAATTATAGGGCAGAAACGAAGAAAAATCTAATCGGAAGGTTCGTCTTCTCGAATGAGTTCCAAGCATTTTGAACAAGTTACATACTTTTCTACAGGACTGAATTTTAGATTTTCAACTGTCATGTACACTTCATCTAAAGGAGATGGGTCTTTTTCAAATTCCGTCTCGACCCATTTATTAGAGCAATGAATTCGATAGTAAGGACTTTGATAGTAATCTGCATGGTGTACAGTCATTGATTACAATCTTTCGTAAATCTTCGCAGCTAATTGTCCGTAACCTCTCTCATATAAATCTGCTAACATGTTAGCTTTATCTCTAGCTTCTTCTAACCCACCTGCAGCAAATAAAGCACCTGTAGCTGGATCTTCAGGATCTATAAACGTTCCGGTTGCTTGTGCTTGGGGTCCAAGTTGTTGTGCAAGTGCGGAACGTATAGTACTATATTCTGTCGGAGATAAAGGGGATGCGGTTTGTTCTTGGATTCCTCGAGCATAAGGTACTAGAGCTTCAGGAGATACACCTTTAGGTAAGTCTGAAGGAACCCGTCCTTCCCGAGCTATTTCGCCCAAAGTTTGTCCTAAAGTACGTGCTTTTTCTGTACGTGATTTTTTTCCTCCTAAACCGCCAAGAGCTCCTAAACCACCACCTGCCAATGCTCCTAATCCTGCTCCTGTAGCTTTACCTAACCACGAAGGTGTTTTTTGAGATGCTCCTAACAAAATTCCGCCCAAAGCACCTAACGCACCACCTACTCCCGCTCCTGCATAAGGATAGTTCTTGGCGGATTCTGCTGCCAGTTCTCGATGTCTACTAGCTAAACCCTCTACTTCTTCAGGAGTAATACCTTGCCTGCCTAAGCCTGCAAGACCAGCAGCAACGTCTTCATCTGTTATTACGGCTTGTTTGATGAAAGTACCTAAAAAGCTCATAGAATACCACCTTTGAATCCTGCACAACAACGTGTACCAAAAATTTATCTACTTTGTATTTTAGGGTATTTTACAAGGTAAATCTAGGTGTTTTTCTTCCTAGCTTTTCTAGCTTTTTTCATACGTTCTGCTAATTCTTTTTTCTTTTCTTCTGATATTTCTCTTTTTGTTTCTGCTTTTAAAACTTTACCTTTAGCTTTCGGGTTGTATTCCGTCCAGGCAAGTATAGGTTCCTGTTTACGGTAGGGCATCCACTTGTAGAGAGGACACCTAGGATTTTCACAATCGACTTTTCCATCTTGATAGTGTCCACAACACTCATGACACATTGCTAACATTGCTTCACTACGCGTTGGTTCTTTTTTGTTTGACATAGAAAATTCTCCCAATTTGATTGGTTTGGAAAGAAAAAAAATGCGAGCGAGAGGAATCGAACCTCCACGGGAAATCCCACCGGAACCTAAATCCAGCGCGTCTACCTAATTCCGCCACACTCGCATTACAGAACATATCAACAATTGCTGTCTTTAGTTTCTTGGTTATATTGTAAAGTTGTTTTCATAAGTATATACCAATTGGGGACAGAAGCATGAGTCTCAATGAGAGAAAACACAACATCTTGTACGGGTTGTTCTTCTAAGATTTTACGTTCGTACATGTCTCCTATACAACTTTTATCAGACTTTAAACGGCCTTCTGCGATCAAACGCCCTTTAGCTCTACAAAATTGATCGCGGGGAGAACACCACGCTAAACCGATACATAAGTGAACATTGTCTTTATTTTTGTTTGGTGTTGTTTCGTACGCTACGGTCACAGCACCGTCGTACTTTGTTCTGTAATGTTTGTAGCGAATACCTTCTCTAATTTTCATTTTTTCCTCCGTTTGTTTTTTTGGTTTGTAGGGACCTGGAATGGACCTGGTCGGATTCGAACCGACGACAACCGGCTTGCAAAGCCGGAGCTCTCCCAACTGAGCTACAGGCCCTGAGCAATAGGCGGAACAGGGTTCGAACCTGCGACCCCAGCCTTGTAAGGGCTGTGCTCTTCCAACTGAGCTATCCGCCTGAAACCAATACCAGCATTTGGGTCCACTCGGAATCGAACCGAGAACCACCCGGTTATGAGCCGGGAGCGCTAGCCAGTTGCGCTATGGACCCGAAAACCAGCACTGCGGCTTTAGCTAATTTTGAATAAAATAAGTATACAATAAGAAAGATAAGCCGTCCACAGGAATCGAACCTGCAACCTGCTGGTTACAAACCAGCTGCTCTACCTGATTGAGCTAGGACGGCCTAATGTTTCATTTTAGCGTTATTTATTCTAGCAGCCATCAGTTGTAAAGTAGCCTGTTCTTCGCGTTTTTTTGCGTGTATGCCTATCAAAGGAAATGGACGTTTATTCAGGTATACGCGTTGTAATATTTTTTCTAAAATGTGGTAACCTGTTTTTTCTCCTCCCAAGTAATAATCAGTACTAATTATGTCAAACATCCAATCAGTTTGTTCTAGTAGACGCATGGCAGTTTTAAAAGTACGTGCCCAAATCCATGAAGAGTTGTCCAAAGGAGGTTCTGGGCCTATCCACAATTTCATAAATTTACCCAGTAAATTGTTTTTCAATTTGTGATTCCAATAATTCCAAATCTTCTATCAAAGCTAACACGGTCGCTTCGTCAATTCGAAAATTGAAAATTGGATCATTTTTATAAAATTCTAATTTTTGTTTAAGTTCTTTACGTTGCTTTTTTGTGTAGTTCATTTTGAAAAATATCTTTTACACATTGGGAAACTACTGAAGGATGTTCGCAAAAATGCTTTTTGTCAACAATGGTCGCAAATTCGCATTTTTTAGAAAAACCCGATTCTTGAGTTCTACTGTGGTGGTTTACAAACTTTATTGCTGTTTGGCCTTTACTGGAATAACACTCACAACTATGATGTTCTTGATAAGGATCTGTACACGATACTAACAATTTTCCGTTTGTTTCCATTTTTTTCTCCTTCGATTTAAAGTTTGCAGTTATGTTTTTTGGACTATTAAAACGGCCCAGGCAGGATTCGAACCTGCAACCCACGACTTAACAAGCCGTCGCTCTTGTCCGTTGAGCTACTGAGCCTCAAAGATTATTACCTACAAACCTCGAGCATCTTTTACCAGTTGTCTAACTGTTTTCAAACATTTTTTTATAAATTTGCGTGGAAATTTGTGCAACGATTTATCAGGACGACCGTAGATTAATTCTGTGAGGTCTATTATGGTGTTCTCAGATATTACCAACACTCTAGTTACGCTTGCATGGCGCGCTCCTAACGAGTCAGCAGCATTTACGAAATTTCCTGCTCTTAAAGTTTTAGAGGAGACTGTTTGAGCTGCATTCAACAGCTTTTTTACAAATTCTTCCTTATCTCCTTTAATATGATTCAAACTATCATTTCTGATCAGGATAGGCGTCACCAAACCCATAAAAACACCTCCGTTTATTTTTCTTCACCATTTTTTGAAAGGCGTGGATTGTGAGCAACTTTGGTAGTTTTCAATATATTCATTCCAATATGTTTATCCTTATCCGCGTTGGTACGAAATTCTAGAGGTATTGTCGGAGTAGCGGTAGTTTGCGTAGTTCGACAGGAAATCCAATTATTCCCATTATAGTAATATTGCGTCCATTTTCCGTTACAATCTTCGACGTATGCAGTATCTCCCACCTTCGGATCTTTCATGAATTTTAAACTCCTTTGTGTTTAACAAGATTTTCGGTCATTTGTTTTTTGTCGGGGCAGTAAGATTCGAACTTACGACATCCAGCTCCCAAAGCTGGCGCGCTACCAGACTGCGCTATGCCCCGTAGAAAAAACTATTTGAGAAGATTAGATCAACCCAATTCGGTAGAGGTGAAGTATGGATAGTCGCTTGCTTCAAGTTGTTCCAGAAGTTGTTTTGACTGTTCTTTGTGCTCACTGCCTCTTAGAGCTTTCAACAATCCTTCCCGCTTCACGTATCCTGGAACTTCACTTCCTGTTACGGGAGAAATTCCGTATGGGTACATCTGATCAAACGCAATGTCTGAAGGCATTTCTCCAAAGTTTTTCGCTTTATAGCGTTTAATCCAAGTTGTTACAGGATTGGGATCTGTAGATTGCATTTCCCAGGGAGCGTCATAATCCCCTTCCTGGTACGCACGTGATAACGCTGCAACGTCCTGAGGGTTACTAACGCCTACAATATTTTGACGCGTACGCGCAACTTTGTACAGTACTTGAACTGCTAATTCTTTGGCTGTCTTTTTCATACCTCCAAGTATACGATATGCGTAAACTTACTACAATTAAAAATTATCGAAAAATTATCTTTACCAAAAAAATTGACGGAAGCGGTAGGATTCGAACCCACGGAACGTTAGTTCAACGGTTTTCAAAACCGCCGCCTTAAACCAACTCGGCCACGCTTCCTAAAAGATACTAAAAGGCAGCAAACTGAATAGGAAGCGGGGGAACAAACCTACACAATCTGCTGCCTAATCGAAGTATACGAATGTTCTTTAATTAAACCAAAGGTATATTTTACTTGATTTAGAAAAGAGAAAAAGTGCCGGTTGTGTCGTCGCTACCGGCGTCGCGCTCAAATATCTGCGTACTTGCTTTACTGCTTAGGCTGACACATGCTTCCTAGCAGCTTACTTTAGAAACTTCCGCAGAGTTTCTAAAGACTTTCCTTGAGTTTCTCACTCCGTAGCCGTGCCGTTACGGCTATTAAAGACCTTCACACAAAGCGAACGGCATCTTTGTGCTAGTTTTTCTGTCACTGTACGTACTGGGATACGTCCAGAAGAGAATACTGCCCTTTCTTCTAACTGTTTGTTAGAGTACTTGGATTCCCTTGTGAAAAACGTGGTCTGCGACCCCGGCGGGATTTGAACCCGCAGTCTTTGGCGTGAAAGGCCAATGTCCTAACCAGTTAGACGACGGGGCCGTATACTCTACGTAGCCTAGGAAGGAGAAAGGAAAATAGCAAAGAAAACCTAAGCTACGTAGAGCATACCAGCTGGGGTGGCAGGATTCGAACCTGCGATACAAGGACCAAAACCTTGCGACTTGCCACTTGTCGACACCCCAAAAAAGGAACAAGCGTCCCAGGATATGGTAATTCGGAATTCGGGTAATCGGGTATGCGCGGAAGTTCAATTTTTCGGTTCCAATCGGATGTTCTGGAGGTATCTGGTTGCGAGTTTCAATGTAAGTACTAACAACTAGAAAAGGTCAGTCGGTCAATCGGAATTCACGCAGTCTCAAAATTCGTATGATGAACATCTTTATCATGTTCCTGAATGCAACGTGTTACCAGCAACACTACAGCTTGGGGCGGGGTGCTGTGCAAACCCCTTATCCTGTACGCTACGCTTGCTCCATGTGAGCAAGTTGCCTGCAGTGAGCTTTCTCGAGAAAACCACTACAGGCAACTTGAGTCACATCAGAAAAGTTTACAAGTTCTGAGGTTGGTAGGGCTCGAAGACCGTGGCGGGCACCTCCACCACGGTGTCCCAGTTTGTCTTCTGGATGTAGGTGTCCAGAAGACGCAGTTTCTTCTGGCACGTGTCTACCAGCATGAACGCCCTGATCTGGGACGGTCCTTTCCTTTCTACTTTCTGGTAGAGTTCGCTTAGTCCCTTCTCCACGGGGATTCTTTCGTTGACTTGCTTCCAGACGCCGTTTTGCTCGACGTAAGGTCCCACGACTCCCAGATCGACGCTCCGCGAATGTGTCGCGCTGTCGAGTTCCTTGCGACGCACGAGGAGTTCTGCCAGCTTGCAGGACATGGTTCCGTCCGTGTTTTCGTCATCCATCAACGCTTGAGGCACCTCAAGCGTTGTTGTCCAATTGGCTTGTTGGACCACGCTGTCTGATAACCGGCGCTGATGTGCGTAGTAGTTGGTCTCCTTTTCCAGCTCTTCGGGATCTACAAGGGACACTTGTCCCTCCAACTGGTCCACTTCGTCGGAGACTTGCCTCCTACGCAATTGATCCCGAAGATTGGATACGGCGAACGCCCGCGTGTTATACAGAACGTTCAATTCCTTTCTCCGGAGTAGGAGTTCTGCTAAAGTTGTTTTCTGTTGTTGTGTCATGATTTCCTCCTAGGATTTTTCTGCAGTACGTAACATACTGCGAGTTAAAGAAACAGTTTGGGAAAGATGGGAATATGCTTACTTTATTATTTATTTGTAGCAGCACACTGAGCAGGGACTAGAATACTCAGTGAAAATTTCAGCTCTAGTAGCTGGGTAGGGGGGGGGCAAGGAATTAGCATTCCTGATCTTTAGAGTCTCCCTACCATGACTAGTTCGCTGCCAACGAACATTAGCAGGGACGGGATTTGAACCCGCAACTTCCAGGGTATGAACCTGGCGAGCTACCGAATTGCTCCACCCTGCAATATGACAATACCGGGAGCGGGAATCGAACCCGCACGGGTAATTGCCCAAGGGATTTTAAGTCCCTCACGTCTACCAATTCCGCCATCCCGGCTCTTTCTTTATTCGGCAAATTGTTAACAGGGAAAACAAGTTGCCGAAGTTTACTTATTTTCGGATACAGCGTGAGGGTTCGAACCTCCAGGCGACAATTGCAATGTCTCCCTTTTTAGTCCGTCGACTAATTTCCCAAAAAGGTTAAAGTACGTAGACCTTAAACTTTTTTTCCACAGAAATCACTGTACCAACTGTTATTGATAAGCAGATCAGTTAACTGCTTTGTCCCCTCAACTCGTCAGTCAGGAGATCTGAGACATCCTTATTAAGGATGTTTCGTGAGGGGACAGAGGAAATCATGGTATTATGTTGTCAAAGAACTAGTGGAGGTGTCGGGAGTCGAACCCGAGTCCGCCTGTGGGTTATGCCCAGGTCATTCACACGTTTAGTTTGCTTTTCCTTACTGTTACACACAAGCAAACGAATGTGAAACAGCATTGCTCTGCGTGCTTGTTTTTCGACTAAAGATAGCAGAGATCCCTTTAGCTTAGCTCAAGTGAATGTTGCCCTACGCGCTACTTGAGCACCTTACGCGCAGAACATTCCCACATCAGGCAGCTTTGGCGACGGGTGTCGCTGCAACCTTCGGGAAAGGAATTACGTTGTTGCCAACTTTACTTGTGTATTCTTTTTAACCCGCTGAAATACACAAAGCGGGACGTGCACCTAAAACATGGCCTGCACAAACGTAGAAACCGTGTCACCCCCGAAATATCAAAGATCCATTCCTGTGATTTTCTTGTACCAGAGAATATCTAGTTTTTCAACTAATTTTTATGAGAACGGGGAGGGGTTAAGGAACGACTTTTATGTTTTCGATGCTTATACCATTTTTCTAAATCTCTTTTTTTTGGTTGTTTTGCTGGAAGAGTGATGGTAGCTCTTCGATATATTGTAGGTTCAGCCATAGTACGCTGCTCTCGGATCTCGTACACTTCGTACATTATAGGGATAAAAACCTTCTTGCCCTGGCCCTCCCGCTGCTTGTATACGCAACATATCTTCTATTTGCTTATCTTTAGCTTTTTTAGCAGTCAAAGCAGCTAAGAGAAGAGCTCCGATAGTAGCACCCGCGAGAGGCGCTATTTTTCTACTTTTTTCTAAACCTTCAACGATCTTACGTCCTTTACGTATATTGTTTAAAATAGATTCTTGTTTCATTTTAAGTAAAGGATCAACAACTTTCTTACCTAGAAGGTAACCTCCCACACCCCCACCCGCACCGGCAAGCCAGGGAGTAGCACCTTCTTCTAAAAATGCTATTTTTGAAATAACCTCTTCTGCTGTTTTTAACTTAGGAGGTTTCGGAGGTTTTTGAGATTTCTCAGCGTATTCCAAACTTTCTGGGGGCGGCGGAGTATTCGGGGGTCCCGCAGATGTACTCATAGGAGCAGGCTCTGATGGGTATCCTGGAGGTTTAGGTGTTACGGGAGCTTCTGGACGGTAATCTTTTTTGGCACTAAATTTTCGTAGCGCTTGTTGTGCTTGTAAATTTTTCAATACTTTCTCATTTTGTGCTGCGTCATACCAAGCTTTTCCTAATAACCCCAAACCAGTTAACCCTCCTAACACGCCAGCACGGCGTAATAATTTATATTTTCCTGGTTGGCCCCAAAAACGTTTTAAACGTCCCAGCGTATGGTATTTGATTTTCTGTCCTGTACTAGGTCCTGTTTGTTTTATAATCTCTTTTTCTAAAACAGGATGTGAACCTACTCCAGAAATTCTAGAACCTGGAGGTTTATGAGCCATTCCTCGAGCTTCGGCTAAAGCACGTTCACGCGCTTTGAGTCGTTTCGAAAAGGCGTCTTCAGGTATTGCTATTTTTTCTAACAAATCGAACATGTTATAATCCAGAATTACTTAAAGTTACTGCAAGAGGTACTTGGGAAGTGGCGGACGTAAGAGGAACACCTCGTAAAAGAGGTTGACTTGTAGGTTGTGTACTACCTAGCAGTGCTTGTTGCAATGCATTACGTTGTAAAATGCGTTCTGCTGTGAGTCCTCTTGCAACTTCTTGAGCTTTTTGCTGCCGTTCAGATTCTTGTCCTTTCCACAATCCTGCACCTGTAAGCAGCCCAGCCCCGGCTCCTATGAGAGGAGCTATCTTACCTACACGAGGAATATTCTTTAACTTAGCCAAAGTACTTCGACTAATACCAGATTTTAAGATATTTTTCCAGGGACGCGATGCTGCTTCACCACCCATTATCCGGCCTGCAGCAGTTCCAATAATTCCTCCACCTAGTGTGCCAATACCTACATGGCGCAATAAACCTCGACTTTTTTCGTCTTGAACCAAGTCTTCTACAGATCGACCTTGCTCTAAACCTCTACCCATACGTTCTACCATAGGTCGAGGAGCCCATTCAGTCATACCCGTTAAACGTTCTCTATAGTCTGGACGTCCAGGTAAGGTAAACGGTGTACCTGGAATTCGTGTCCAAACGGGGTACGCATTTTTTAATAAACCGTGCGTCATGCTTTCAATTATAGGGCATTTTTCATGGTAAAAGAAGAGGGACTAACCCTGGTTTGGAAACTAGTGGACCGTCCTGGGGGGAGACTAATTCCGGGTCTCCCCCTTTTTTTATTTTTTAGGTGTTGTAACTCCCCCGGGACCCGACATTATTTTAGTTGCAGGTCGATTTCCATGTGTATGAACGTATCCCGCTTTTTGTTTTTTACATCCAGGATAAGATGGAATTATTTCAGTTAAGCATGAAGGACTCTTAATCCAGATTTTTTGAGTAGTGTCACTACCGCAATAAGGACAAGAAACGCTTTCTTTGGAAGAATTTACAACTTCTTCAAAAATTTTACCACAAGCAAGACATTCAAAATCGTACATAACAGTCATTCACTTGTCTCCGTTTCTATAGACATATCGGAATTAAAAGTTTTTTGTGGGGCGGGTTGCGGTTCTTCGCATAATGTTGGTGCTAAATCTAACTCGCTAGGAGGTGGAGGAGAACCAACGGACATATCTTCTTCGAAATACTTTTCTTCAATTTGATTTACCGCAGTATCTAAGTTTTCAAGAACTGGAGTTAGTTTGCTAGAACCACTCCCAAACAACCACCCTAAAAGAGTTATTAAAGTTTTAACTGATTCTTTTCCGGAACTCACACCTTCTCCCAACTCGGAACTTGCCGTAGGTCCCCCAGTCAATAAAACTATACCTGTGACATATTCATCACCTTCATGAAAAGGAGGTGCTGACTTATAAGACTCTCTTAAAGAGAGGGCCAAATCTTGAATCAAAAATGTATTACCTCCTTTTCCTTCGAAAAAACGGTAATAAACTCCTGCATCAGGAAGTTGAAATTTAATTTGCAATTTTTCAATAGCGTCTAAAATTCGATTAACTAGAGCTTCGTATCTGTTAATTTCGGATTTAAGAAAATCCACGTACTCTTTAAGTAAGTCCAAACCTCCTGTAATTTTGTCGGCTAACTTTTCCAATTCCGCAACCATTAAACGTAGGAAATAAGCAAATTGAGGAAATATTGAAGCTACGGAAGGTGTGCGGATCCAATCTGGAGGCGTACTAGCAGGTAATGTAGGATACGGAACAACGCGTGCGACATTAGAGGTGTACCAGTACTCGTATTCTTTTCCCGCAGAAGAATCTAGTCTATTATCGTCTTTATTATAACCTTTCAATTTCCAAGCTACGGTGTAATAAAAAGAATCGTCAGGTTCAGCGTGAATATTCTCATCTAAGTGAGTCACCGCTGCCATATCGTAAGGGCCTTCATAAATTACTTCAGTAGATTCGAATTTGTCCCCTTGGGAAAGTGTTCGAGATCCCATCAAATCCGGAATGGAATTGGCGGATAAAGCATTAACGTTATTTTTACTTCGTAAAATAGCATAACGTTGAGGGTAAAGAATCATACCACCCAAATCGGCTAAGGTAGTAATAGGTACTTCCATAGGATCCCATTCTAAGTAAGCACTGAAAGTTCCTCCAGAAGAATTTGCGGAACTTTTAATTATAGGTGTAATAGCGCGAGCTTGTAGGTTTTTCGGACGGGGTGCTTTGGGTACGCCGTCTACACCTAAATCAAATAACCCAAAAAGTTTCCATATGTCGTCAAGAAATCCTAAAGGATCGAAATTGGTCCCTACCAGAAAAACTACTCCTCCGATGTAGTCATCTTCATCAAAAAACTGAGGACGATTAATATCCCCATTATCGTATAGAGAGTCTACTACGGTTTTAAAGAATCCAAAATTTCCTCCATTGTATCTGTTGGCATTAACAAGAAAATCATTCAAACTGTCATCTTGCCATGGAGGTTTTATTTGATCTTCATTTCCCGGATTATCAGTGTCAGCAACCCCTTCGCCAAAAATGCCTAGATCGCCTGCCCAGCCAGGAGTAATATCTCCCAAATCCAAAAAATTGGTCATAAAACGTTTACGTACAGGTACGTGTAAAACATAAAGACCAACGTCTTCTAGGAAACCTTCGATAACTTCTTTTATAGCATCAATTAAACTTTTTATAGCTTCCGCTAGAGGGTCACTAAAAGCAACAAGAAAATTTAAAATAGTTTCTAAGATACCTACAATGGTTTCTAGATATTCTCGTATCTTGTCTATAATCTCCGCTAAGTCCTCGGCAGGACTTAAATCAGGAAGATTTAATTCCCATTTTTTCCATCCCATAAAATTACCTATCCATGATAAGACGCATTTGTTGTGTACTTAATACAGGTAATTTACCCAAGGAAAACGTACCGGCTCCGTACAATTTCCATAGATAAAAAACATAATTACAGTCGTATAAAATCAAGTGTTTAAATGGTGTCGTTTTATGTCCCGCAGGAGCAGATGTTAGTTTTTCAGTAGCTTGTAAAATATCACCGTATACATCGTTAGAAGAATCTTTGACAGTTTTAGTTTCAATTTTCCAATTTCCCGAAGTTTTCCAAACAGGTTCTTCTGTAGTTGTAATCGTAGGACACGCCTTATCCCACAACCATTTAAACACAGAATCTCCTAACGTGGTGCGTAAGTAAGCACATTTCCAAAGGTCTCGACTAGCTTTCGTAAATAAGTGTCCGTATGTGGTATAAAGAAATGTAGCAGACTTATTTAATTCTCGACTATAAATAAAAGCGCAAGTTGATTCGTCGTCAAGTTGTTCAAAAGAAATATTTAAAGTACGTGCTTCAGAATAAGAAGCTTTCATAAAGCCACGGCGTCTATCTTTTTTTATTGCTGGGGTTTTTTCGAGTTTCGGATTTACTCTAAGAACATGTCCTATTGATAAGCCTATAGGCGCGCCTCCGCGCAAAGATGAAATAATTCCTCCAAAACGTTTTTGAGCTCTAGTATATAGAGTTTTATCACGTTTTGCTTTTTGTTTGGCTTGAAGTTCCATCAATTTTTAAACGCTCTAAATCTCGAGCAGCGTGATGTTTAAAAGGTGTTACAAAATCTGTTTTTATTCCTTGTGCTCGTAATTGAGCTTGAGCTCTAGCTAATTTTTCATAAGTAACAACGCGTAATAAACGTACAGTCATTTTACCTAATTTTTCTAATTCAGACGAATGTGGTTTTTGTTGCCACGACATATTTGAAAGCATAACAAGGAAAGGAGCTTTGAGCAATGGGAAAAACTACAGAAACATCGTCCGGAGGAACTTGGAAACGTACGTTGATGGAAATTGGGCTGACACTTACAGCTGTTTTAGGTGAAGAAGTATCAAAACGAGCCTTTGAATGGGTAAAATCTAAGAGACCAGATAAGTCAGAAAAAAAGGTTGAAAAAGAATCTACAAAAAATCAAAAAAAGGGGGGTGAAAACGGTACAAGAAATTGAACCAAGAAAGGAGAATGGCATGCAGTTTCTGAAAAATCTGATAATCCCCGTGGGGACCTATATGGTCCTCAGGGGAGGCGAAGCCGGGGTGGCGGCAATACGCCGCCACCAGAAGAAGAAGAAGCAGAAGAAGGAGAAGAGCAAGTAGCTCTTCTTCTTCAAAAAGGCGTGCGTACCACCGGCGAAACCTCCCGGTTCGCACGCCTTTTTTTTGTATGAAAGATTTTACTGATGGGGTACTACCTAAAACAACGACACCATAAGTCCAAATATGTAGGGTGTGCTGTAGAAGGGTGTTCTAGCGATTGTTGCGTGGAACTTACAGCAAAATGTGAAAATGGAGAATATGTAAAAATTCCAGGATGCTTAGAACATGCGGCATTTGTTCATTCTGTTAAAGCCAGTATAGAAAGTAACGGAACAGCGGATAGAATTGAGAAAATACGTATAAAAGAGGGTAAAAAAATTTTATCTGTAGATTCTCGAGAGATATACGTGTATACACCAGAGGAAAAATTACAATGCAAGTCACCAGAGAAGAAAGTATCGGAAAGTTGGCAATGGGTAGATGATTTTGACCTATGGATGAACTCAGAAGGTAAAGTAGTTGAGCTAAGCCAACTTTCGGATAAAGAATTAGAAGATTCAACTATATTAATACGTAGATTAAATATCAAGAGAAGAACTAAGAGAATTAAGTGGGTAGCAGAGTTAGAAGAAATAGCGTCTCCACCTGTGTATTTATATCCAGAAGAAGAATTTTACGTAGAGCAAGAAGATGCATACGCCAAACTTGATGAATTTTATGAAGAATTTTTGAACCGAGAATTGCTTCCTTAACGAGGGAGGTGGTGTGGACGGGTGGTTTTTAGACATATTGCATCTTTGGGCACATACCCGAGCTAGCTATCAGGGTATAACAGAAGAAGGTGTAGAACTTTTTAGGTATAAAAATATTAACCTATGGGATAAAAAACATAAAAATAAAGCAGCATTTGCTTTGGGCGATTTGATTGTGTACAGGTCAGACGAAGACTTTACACCCGACGTGCTACGTCATGAATTGCGCCATTGTGAACAAATTCGTCGATACGGAGGGCTGCTTAATTTTCTTCCTAGGTATTACTATCAGATGATCAAAGCATGGCTCTTATCGGGAGATACAGACAATAATCCCTATGAGCAAGATGCATTTAGTGCGGAAAAGGATGTAGAAAAATAGAATAACGTTAAAAGAGGGTATGCCTATTTAAAAGGTATACCCTCTTTTTTTGGCTTTGAATTACGCAGCTAGGACAGCGCCTAATTGGGCAAGTTTGTTATTAGTGCGCAAGTCAAGCATGACATAATCACCCGCAGCACCCACGATAGGTGCGGCAATTGAATAAGTTAAGGTAGTGTTATCAATAAAATCGATGGTCGCGGGAGCTCCTCCAATTAATAAACTGTGCCCTGCTCCATTCAGCAATCCGGAAGAACGCGTAGCGGCTGTAGCAATGTTTGCTTGATCTGTACCAACATCCCATACCGCTCGAACAATATCTGCCGGACCAGGCCCTGCCGCAGCGTTAATGGCAGCTCCTAAAGCTGCCCACGTGTGTGCGGCATTAGCGAAGTCTACTTCCATGATAATTTCAGCAGGCACGAAAGTAGGATCGTAAGGATCAGTACCTACTGCAGGATTATATGTGTCTACAGCAATAGGATTACCTACACCTGCATCCACAATTGAAAAAGTAAAAAATCCGCCTGTATTACTGTCACCACTTTCAGGATAAGCTGCAGTATTTAAATCCACACGCATCCAATTATTAGGGTCTGTAGTATCTCCTACAGTCACATGGTCCTTTACTTGACCACCAAGCAAATTAATTCCAGTAATTGTTCCACCTGCGACACCACCACCGACTGATAGGGGGTTAGCGTTGGTGTCGATGAGTTGTATCATAGGTAAACCTTCATAGCCAAACTCATCAACACGATCATCTTCATCCGAAGCTTCTACTGCCCAATGTACCAGACCTTTAGCTTCGAAAGATACTAATTGAGGGCGCAACCGTTCTAACTGGCCTCGAGTAACTTCCGTTTCAACAGTTGTAGTGGGTGTTGTGATGGGAAGTGTAATGACTTTCTTTCCATCTGAAGGATAGGGATCTTGCAAAACTAGGTCATTTACTAAAGCAGTCGCTAGCAGTTTCATCGTTTAACCCTCCGTTTAGGGACTTTTTAGCTCACCTCAATTACTGTTCCAAGTATAGGGTAACTTACAGGGGCGTACAAGGTGATTATTACGCACCAATTTTTACTCGAATACTAGAAATATTAGGAACCATACTTGATAAGGCCGAAGAAAAACCTCCAGGGTTGGGAGCCATCGCAGGACTAGATGGACCCCATGCAGTTGAGTGTGTGTGCGAATCTAACAAACTAATTAATTGCGTCATCATAGACGAAAAAGGTTCGAACAACATGGCGTGTTGCGTAGCCATGTTCGAGCCAGGTTCGATTGTCCCCCCTAATGCTATGGTTTCGGGTTTTGTCGTATTTAAATTAACTGTTGCGAGAGATGCAGGTACAGCAAAGGGACTAGGGTTTTCTCCTAGATTAATTGCCCCGTTATTTACAAAAACATTATAACTAGCCATTGCTTGGGGATTAGCTCCAGCCGTAGGATTACCTAACTCCAAGAAATAACTCCCATTCAAAACTTGAACATCTGCAGCTTTATTAGTTGGTTTGGCTGTGAGAGGATCTCCCCCAGTAATTGTCTTTGTTAGGTTCCCTCCTACTTGCACTTGTTGGTGACGATTTACAGATTTAACATCGTCATTACCAATGACAGTACGTTTAGTTTCTGAAATCTTATCAGTTTGAGAGCCCTCTACAGTTTTTCGACTAGACCCGGAAATAGTATCTTTAGTGCTTCCTAGTACACGACGATAATGATCTCCTCCAATTTCTTCACTTCTAGGAGCTCCATCAGCGTTAACCAACTCAATACCTTTAACTGCCATTAAACGAATCTGGCCGTCTGGAGTTAACTTAATTTGAGAAAGAGTTTTACCTTCTGGGGAAGTAACACGTAAATCTAGTAGCTCACCACTATCCCCTACATCTAAATGAAAGGTCCATTCTTCTTCAGAACCCCCCGTTTCAGTAAGTTGATCTGCCCCACCTCTAATTTCTATATTTCCTCGACCCTCAGCGTTAGTAATTCTAAAAGTACCAAAACCGTTAATATGTTCGTAATCCTCACAAATAACACGAAGAAGATCATTAAGACCTATAGCTGTAATTTGGCATTTTTCGCTACCAAATAAGCGAGTTTCTTTACCGCGTAAAACTGCGATATAATTTTGGTCAGGAGACATACGAACAAAATCTCCAGGAACTACGTCATCAGGTGTTTGAATATTTTTGTAGTATCCCGGCATCCCTGAAGATTGTGTGGCTTCAGTAATAACTTCCCCCTGAGCTCCTGCTAGTTTTCCAGCAACAGGAGAACGGTCTCTTTTAGACCTACTTGCATTAATATTCAAAACTCCATCAATGTAGGGAAAACCTAAAGAGGTATCTACGACTACAGCTGTACCTATTTCTAGAGGTGCTATAGTGCCCGGATCTTCTACTTTTCTAGGAACACCTCCCCAACTTCTTCCTCCGGGATCGTTAGGATTTCCACCTGCGCCTCGAGTAACGACACGATATGTGTCGGACTTAGGATCGTATTGTTTAACGTCAGCAAGTACTTTTTTAGAAGACCCAAAAAGATTGTCACGCATGGGTTGTTCACCCAAAGCGGTTCTTTTGGTTTCTTCAGAAGAATCCAGATGGCTAAAATTTTTTTTGGATGGCATTATTGTTTTATATCAGGAAAATCATGGATATTCATCAGTTTTATTTAAATCATCGTCTGTTATGCCTGTGTTTTGAGTTAATTCGCTAGGATCGCTATGCGCAAATCCGATTACTTGGTCAATGGTTGAACGAGGTACGTTGGCCATTTGTGCGACTGACGTAGGTCGGAAAGGTAATATCCTATCACACATACCTCCCACGTCTTCCATGACCATATTTTGTCCTGCTGTAAATCCTACAGTATAACTATTGATCATACAAAGTTCTGCGTAAAACCCTCCAATTAAATCTTGTATTTTATCTTTAAAAATAGCACCAAGACCGAAGGGTACGTAGTAAAGCTCGGAATCCAAGTTAGCAAACATATTATCCAAACGATTTTCCGCAGCAGGATCGTCAAATTTTTGAGTTTCAACACCCCCGGCTACAGCATTGTGGTAGAGCGCACGTAGTAAATTCCTCCCGTTTGCAAACAAACGCCCAATTCTCCACGTATTTTGAGTTTTTCCACTAACGAAAAAAGTACGCCCAGAACCCAAGGCCATCATAGGTTGTGTTGGTTTTTGAGACGTTATTTGAAATGTTTGCATCATTCCAACAGCTAATAAACTTTGCCATCCTGCTGTATCTTGTTCTTGCACACTCAATTTACGTGGAGGCCCGGCAAGTACTAACGTATCGTCGGGATGTGCTGAAGTATATGCAGCATTATCCATGACACGTTCTACTGAATGTTGTTGTGAAAACCAGTTACCGATTCCTTTAGTTATCCCTAATGGTACTTGCCCTGGCATCTTATCCTCCGTAAAAGCTACGACCTGCACTTCCATATTGTTGCGCAGTCGTTGGACTTATCTGTGGTAAGTTTCTCATATTTTGTGGGATTTGTCTACCCCCACTACTACCCCCCAACATAGAAGCTCCTGTATAGGCCAATCCCCCGTAAAGCGTACCTTTGCCTAGAGTGCCTCCAATACCTTTCCCTCCACCAATAACAGCACCTTTTCCGAAATTAAGCATACCTTTTCCTAAAGTTTTAAAAGGAGCTGTTTGCATACCTCGACCAGCTTGGCGTAAAGCTTGGGTAGCTTGAAATGTTTTTTTACCCAACCCTTTAGTAGTTTTTCCTGCAATGTGCCCGGCTCCCCCAACTACTTTTCCAGCTAATCGAGGTATTTTACCGCCTTGCATCAAACGTCTTTGTGCTTTTCCGGTAGCGCTACCTATAGTTTTTGCACTACCTACAAGTTTACTCCCAGTGCGGGTTAACCAGGGTAAAATTTTAGATCCTATGTTGGCTACTGCACCCCATAAAGCTTCTTTAACCATCAAATCTTCTGAACTTATTCCAGAAGCTTCTTTTGTAAAAGTCTCAGCTACGTATTCAGAAAAAATGTCAGTTTGCATGAAAGCTAACTTTACATTTTTTTCAGAATAACCGGCATCTAACAAAGCCCTAGTTGTTCCTAAAAGCTGTGCTATTTTAATCAAATCTTTGGTATCCAACATTGCCATTACGCTACTAAATGTAGACCTATTGTATTCAATACTGCAGGTAAATCCACGCTGACATATGCTTCTATACGATCACTACTTAACTCTGATTCTTCAACTGTATCGATTACAGCATCTATTAAAGGTGGACCAATTTTAGTTACGTATCGAGCTTTTAAGTTTTCTTGAACGGTACGTAAGGCTTGACGGATATACTCGATAGTTTCTGGAGTAACGTTCCAAATACCTAAGAATGGCAGTAACGTATCTAAAAATGTCCAAGAAATGAAATCAAAATTCTTGATGTTCATGTATTCGCCAGTCTCTATAGCTGTCGTATCAGTAGTCACTTCGTGAATAGTGTACGGCAATGCTGCTGGCGTATCTTGCACAAACACGTACACACCACCATTGGACAAATCAGTAAGTTGCTTTTCTGTAAAATAATTTCGAGAATTGTAGATTTTCGAAATTCCGTTAATTCCTAAATTAGTAAAACCTTGCTGTGAAGGTTGTCCAGCAGTTTGTCCCCCGATAGCACAAGATAAATAGTAACCTGGTTGAGGATCTGCTTCTGCAGCAGTATTTGCACCGTAACGGTCTTTGCTTCCATCAACTAGGTTTGAAACATCCACAGAATCCGGATATGCGAGAACTAATCTTTGACTCGAGAAACTAGATGCGACCGATACCATATTGTCGACTTGTTCTGTCTTATCCATATCTCGCATGATACGGAAGTAAATATCTCCGTTAGTCACCTCTTCCAATACACCGCTCACTAGAGAACGTTTGAAATTATGGGGTAATTCGTTAGCCACGGTAGAAGTATTCGAACCTTCATTTACAATTTCTACACGTTCTTCACTGAGTACTGTATTAATAGTCCATTCTTGCAACACTGCTTCATCGTCCCAATCTCCAGGATCAGATTCACAGTTAACGGCCATTTGTAGCAAATCTCCCGGAGTAACACCGTCAGAAATGAAAGTCGCACCTGGAGATTTTAAGATCAAGTAGTAGTCATCTAACTCGTCTGCTTCAACAATAATTTCACCAGCCGCAGCTCCCGGGGCAATTGGCCCGCCTATTTTTGTCAGCCCTGTCGAACCATCCAAAATATCGATATGCTGTTCGCTACCTCCAGGAATTCCCGTATTGTCCAAATCATACGGAGCAGACCAATCATTCCATGTTCCTGGAGCACCACCCCATACAGGTAATGCTTGTTGTCCTACAGGTTCCGATGCACGTAAATCGATTTCTAAGTTTTCTACACCTACATTCAATCCGTTGTAATGTGCGACTGTAAATTGATACGTATGGTTTGCGGCACCGTCCCACAACTTAACTTCAAAAATATCTCCAGGTACCAGCTTAGCACCCGCGTCCCCTAGAGCAGGCAAGATAGTACCTGATAGTTTAGCTGTCAGATAGTCATCATTGGTTGCAGGAATAGGTTTAGTCCCTGTTTTTTGAAGGGTAGATGCGCCACCAGTAACGTCATCAACAACTTTTTTGGTTTCTAACTCAATCGCACCCAAAATCATCCGGAATTTTTGACGTACACCGTTATCTAAAACGTAATTAGGGTCTGCTAAGTTTTCCGTCATGGCTTTCAAAGCACCGTATACGGAAGAACTATACGTGAGTGGAACAATAGCGTACACGTTTCGTTCTGAACTAATACGGTCAATAAAGTCCTGATAAGCCAATAACTCACTAGCAAAATTTCCTAGACCGTAAATTTTAATAGGCGTAGTTGTATTGGCCATAGCTACATGAGCCCCGACATACAGTGGGTTACGAGCATCTAACTTACCCAATGTAGAGGCCATTTCAGATGTCGATGATAACGTTGTAACGTCTTGCAAGTCTGTTCTTAACGCTTGATACTCGACATAAATTTTTGAGTACGTAACGGCACAACCTAACAATGAAGGACTCACATCGATTGTGATACTTCCATTAAGAGTGATGGTATTATCACTAATTGAATAATCTGAATCACCTAACTCTACATCCGTTAACTCTCTTTCAAAACGCCATTTTTCTGACGATGCTCCCGGAGGAGGACCTACATAATCAGACCCAAAATCTGAATTTGTACGCGCGTTACACCAATCGTACAGAGCTCCGTCTGCAGGAGTTGTGTTCTCTACTCGAATTGTGCCTGAAGGAGCTTGAATACGGATATAACAGTTTGGTGCCGCTGCTAGATTCCCCGCACCTGGGATAGTTTCTTCAACTTCTAAAACAGTTTCACTTAACACACGTTTTACTGTGTATTCCCCGTCTCTAGACGTTCCAGCCCCGTCATTCCAAACGGTCATAGTGTCTCCAGGAGAAACACCGTTAGTCACAAATTGAAGAGCAGAGACACTACCATCGTAAAATGTGTAACATAACTCTCTCACTGTTTTCTGAATATCTGCGGAACCACCGGCGTTTTGTTGTACAAACAATAAGTCACCAGGTGCGATACCCGCTTGACCTAGATGTTGTCCTGTTGCGCCTGGAAGGGGAGACGAACCATCTGTACTGTTAGCCCAAAAAAGATTATCTCCTGTGAGATATCGTCCGTAAGAGTTGGCCGCACCATCATGCTCTGCAATAACAGCTTCTACGCTATCAAAATAAATAGAAACACTATCCTCTACTAATACCCCTCCAGCCTTTACATTGGGAGGGTCGGATAAAACAACTTGAGAAGGTGAGGTATAGTTGTCACCACCGGCTACAGGGATATCCCCTTTTTCTGTTCCATAGTCTGATTCTGCTTGACAATCAGATTTATCATCTAAGTAATCTAAAATTTGATACGCGTAACCCACAACGAGGACATCCAAATCAGGGATGTCCGGAGCTACAGTAATAGATTCGTATTCTTGGAAAACAAGTACGTTAGGTCGTTGCATAGCCATGGGATATCCTCCACGTCTGAAACTTCTTGTCTACGCGCACAATTATACGGTCATTCTTGAGATTCGCGTAGTGCTATCTCGTGGTAAAGTAACTGTGCATCCGACGATTTTTTAATTTTTAAACTGATGTCTTGCAAGAATGGAGCAACGGGTTTTGTAGTCCAACGCAAATCAAATTGTACATTAAAGTCAATGGAAGTTTGCCATACAGTTTTATCTTGTGCTGGTTGGGGTTGTGTAGGCCCCATTACGGGATTGGAAATTTCATGAAAACCAAAGTCTTTTCTGAAAATATCTCGCGTGGCTAAAACAAAAAACCAAGCAGTATCTGCAATTAAGCTACATTCTCCAGCTGATTCGGAATCCACCAAAAACGAAATGGGCATGTCCGCCATAGCATGAAAAGCTTTATAATTTGTAGGAATGTACTTGCCTACGAAGTTATCTACGTGGTGCTTCATAGGCGTAATAGTACCTCGATCTACATAAATAGCTGGCCGGTAATTTCTAACTTCTTTTTCTGTATGAAAAGCTGCTTCAATCAGTAATTTTCGAGGTTCTCCATTTTCTTCATTTCTAGGTTGAGCATTTTCATCATCCTCAGGACGTAAATCAGGATCCCAAACCCACGGAAGAGGTTCTCCACGATTGTCGTTAAACCTATAACGCAGAGCTGCTAACCACACACCAATAACAGCCAGGGGAGTACCCGGTACAATGTCTTGATGCTCTCCTCGTAAACGAGGAGAATTTTCTGGCTGAGTTATAACTATACCACCCATGTTCAAAACCATACAGGGTCATGCCAAGGATCAACGGGAGGCCCATATTCTCTCGAAGATCTAGATAATTCAGAAACTTGTACTTCTTGGTGTACGTCTACAGAGTGTAACTGTGTGGGGTTGGACATTTCTACCAAATATCTGGTGTCGTCTCTGAGAAAAATCAACAAATCTCCAGGTTCTACTTTAGGCACATTCAGCATTAGGATCTCTATTCTGTGCGTTTCTACGTTTCCTTCTGGAGCTATTTGTGTCTGTACAGGAACTCTACGACGTTGCGCGTAACCGTATACAGGATCCCAATAACCATGGAGAAATCCTGTACCCCAACAATAAGCACAATGGGCACGAACATTTTGAGAAGTTCCCTTAGAAACACAATGGGTACAACGTTCGCCCCAACGACGTTTTTTTAAAATAGCTACTTCGGTTCCCGTCACTAATTTAAGAGCTTTAGACGCGTCTCGAATTAATTTACGGCGTATACCTTTTCTCCTCCGGTCTAAACCAGGCTCTAGTTGTCTAATATCTTCTACAGTTACGTCTGTATAATGACAGACTATGCGATAGTAGATAACACGCTGGATAGAAAAAAGATTTGCATCGTGTTTTTTTCCAAACTTAGCATCAACATAAAAAAAAGTATCTACTAAATCTGTAGCTAACTCTTCCCAAGGACCTTCTGAGGATCCTGAGCGGTAAATATCAAACGTGAATCCTGTACCTGAAGGAGGTTTTCTTAATGTCCACTGAACAAATACTTGTTTAGGATAAGCCGCTACAGTGCGTGTAATTTCTACACTAAAGTTTTTAGGCAATGCGGGAGTACGTTGCTTCCCGTAAGTCTGGGAATAAGGAGTTCCCATAAAAGATTAATCCTTACTGAGGTGGCGTATAAGGTGTTGTAGGTGTTGTGTATAGCAATTCAGGATAGGCTTCCAACAATTGGTTCAGTTCTGCGGCTTCTTGTTGATTCTGCAATTCTTCTTTACCTAATGCTGCTACACCTGCTGCGGTACCTCCACCCCCTGCTAAACCACCAATTAATCCTATCTTTCCTCTATGTTTTGCTAAAAGTCCGCCTAGACTTTCTCCCGCAGACCCAACAGCTCTAGAGGATATCGCCTCTTTAATAAATACACCTTGTTGTTCTAAAAATTGTGCTATTTTTTCACGTAATTTCGGATTCATAAAAATTCTCCTTAACTCCTACGATACCATCGCCCTGTCCAACGATACCCTGAAGACACTTTACCATATGCACCACCACCCCCACTTGTCAAACCTCCCCATCCACCTTCCATATTAGCTTGAGTTTTTATACCTCGAGCCAAATGTTCGAATTCTTGACAGAACCAGTCAGCCCAACGCATATACAGAGATTCTTTTTCATCCAGACCAACAGGAGCGATACCGCCATCTTGCGCCTGAACTTGGTTTCTTAATTGTCGCGCTCCCTCTGAGCGAAATAAAATACAGCACACACCACTCAACAACAACCAAGCATTCATTTGTTCCGGATAAGTGCGGGTAATAGGGGTCATAGCATTGTATTTAGATACAGCTAAATCTATTGCGTTATTGATCTCTTCTGGTTCCCATTCAACATCTTCCAACAAAGGATTTTTTTCTGGTTGATCCCGTAAGAACATACGGATCACGTCCATTGTTAGAGGAGCAGCATTCGGATTTAATGAAGTAGCCATTTTTAACTTGAATTAGTATTTACGAGGTAAAGTGTTATATATTTATCGGTTCCTGGTGCGGGACCTCCTGATACAGTTTCTTCGATTAGTACTTCTTCATTAGATAAAAGAGGTAAGTCTATTTGGTGGTCGTCGGCTACTCCGCTGACACCCGCTAAAATTTTTCTGGGATGCCCACCACCCGCATCTTGGATATACGCATCTACAGTAGACCCTGCTCCGCACACTAAGCTAATTGCTTGTAAGGTATAGCAACGTTCTGTTTCCGCGAACCTGAAAATCCCCCCGTCATCCTGGACTGCTTGCGTTAATGCTGGTTGTTTGAAATATAGCTTATCTTGCGCAAACACATTAGGAGCTCCTGTCCCTGGCAAAATAAAAGCTAAACTAAGAGGTAAATCAGGATGCGCTCCAAGCATAGCGTTAATGTTAGCATAAGTAGTGACTCCAGGAACAAAATTGATTCTAATCACACGCCCGACTACTGTAACTGAAGCGGCCGTGGATTCCGCGACAGTTACTGTCATTTTTTGTGCGTCTACAGTTTCGTCTAGAGCCTTTAGAATAACTTGAGCATTAATGTTTGCAGAATCCCCGACTAAACATTCGGATTGTATGTCTGCATAAGTGTACAAATCTTTATTAAACATAACTCCGTCCCAAGGACGTATTGCAGGGGGTCCGGTTATAGTTGGAGATACCCCCGTAATTTGTTTAGTACCGTCAACACGTTGGCGCACTCCTATAAGAGCGTGGCCTACAAGTGTATTAGAATCTAGCGTACGTGTGGGTATGACTTTGGGCATTCGAGCCTCCTCTAATTATTTCTAATTACATTATAGCCTATTTCTAAGAATCTTCATCTGCTTTTTCTAGAGCTTCTGCAAGAGCTTGCTTCAAAACATCTTTTAAATTGTTAGAAGCAATATCATTCGTACGTTCTATGCGTTCAAGAGTTTCTTGCTGTTTTTTCTGTTCCATGCGCACATGCTCAACAGTACCCTTGAAAGAGTCTACAGCTTTACTGGCAGTTTTAGCGGTTTCTTCTAAGCGTACATAAGAATAAACCCAACCTCCACCAGCAGTCAGTAACAAGATAATAATAGTTGCCAATCCTCTAATTAACCATGAGCTCCAAAGACTTACGGTTTTTTCCATAGCATTCACCCTTGCTTCATTAGGACAAACAAGATTGATAGCTTTTTTACGAGCTTCGGAAGCTACATCCTGTATTCCTGTTATGTCCTTGTCTAGTTCTTGTTTTAGATCATGAATTTCTCGTCCTAGATCTTTCAATTTTCCATTTATAGCGCTTGTTGTAGGTGTGCAATGGGATTTATCTGTTTTACCTTTATCAAGACGTTGCAATTCTCGTTCAATCCATTTATAAGCACTTCCATTGTTACCAAGCCTGTAAGTAGAAGGGGGTGTGGAACTCGAAGAAGACATAACAGCACCTCAAGTAATAATTTCACGATGTGCAGGACCAACTACACCTAATTTTTGAAAATGTACAACCCATGAGCGACCGTCTGGTAATTCGATACTGTCCGTCCATTCACCTTTATGGTTAGTAGTTGTTTGTGCGACAGGTACATTTGTGTCACAAGCCAAAAATTTCTCTAAAGCAAAAATCCTAATTTCTACATTTTCTAAAGGAGCACCTGCATGATCTACAATTTTTAGATCATTTCGATGTGGGTAATTATGGTCTACTGTAACACTCATGTTGTAATGTTCACTGTTTGCGTGTCGTATGTTAATTCTCGAGTAATTTCGACTACCCACTCAAGACCATCATCCAAAAAAATAGGATCTGCCCATCGCCCCCTTTCATTTGTAATCGTACCTCCTACCCAAGTATAAGAATCTGAGGTAGTAGGATAGCTGTCAGCATGATAAATTCTAATGATTGCGTACTGTACAGGTTCTAATGTTTCAGAATCTGTAACAGTTAGAGCGTCAACCGTTGGGTAATTATGGTCTACTTTCGTTGCCATATTATAAGGATACGGCAACTATAAGGGAGATTAAAGTACAAAAGAATTTAACGAAATAATTATATGCTTAGGCTTGTTCTTTTGCCCAATCAATCACACGCCCAGCAAAAGATTTTTGCACACCGCAACCAACTAAATCTTTTTCTTTGGCTGACGCTAATTCTTTTAGATTAGAAAATTTACCAAAAACAGAATCAACGTTTTTTTCAGTAATTCCAGGAGCTTCTAGATATAGTTCTTTTGGAACATATTCCGTCAATTCTTTTTCGTCTTCTTCTTTAACCGTTTTTTCTTTTACAGGTAACTTTTCTTTATCATTGAGTTCTGGCTTTTCTTTAATAGGAGCAGTTTCTTTATTTTTAACTTTTGCTTCATTTCCAGATTTAACAACTTTGACAAGAGTACCTAGCAATCCTTTTACTTTAGGGTGGTCAGGAACTCGAGGGTGAACTAGCGCAACTTGACGAGGTTCGATACGTAAGGGTCGACCTTCACCGTCACGTAAACCAGAAAAAGAAAGACGGTTATCAGTTAAATTCTCCAATTTAACGTACTTCACAGTTAAACTCCCTTAGTAGACTTTTGTGACAAGACACTATTAGAACTGAATTTCTTGCATCGATAAACGATTACCTATTCCAATACCCGGAGCTTCGTAACTCCAGAACATGATGACATCTGCTTCTTGCTTGATAAACAATGTAGCATCTTGCAGAAGGTAAAAGTTCCCTAAATAGTTATTAGGCTTTTGCGGTGAAAAGATCCACGCTTTACTTTCGTCGTAGATGTCTCCCTTGATAGTAGTTACTACTGGAAGACCCCATAACTTTTCAGAAGCTTCGATACCCTCGTCAAAATGACGCGTAGCAATATCATCACCAACGCTCAAAGCGGGAAGATCTAAAGCATCGAAATAACGATATTTCGTCATTAGCATCTTACCGATAGGACGCCGACGACCGATCATTTTCTGCATAGCACGCTTAAACGTGGTACTTTGAAATGGTCCTGCCGTACGTTGTTCTAGCGGGTTCCCGTTAATGATGTCGGTTACGAGATTATTCCACTTGGAATCTTCCTCGTCTGCCATGTCCTTTACAGAATTGTCAGACAGAATCTTCCTAATGTCGCTGGTATAGGACATTAATTCCCATTTATTCTTGGTAAAGCGCTGAGATTCTACCTTACCAAAATAAATAGCGTAACGGGGTCCTTTAAACCATGTGCGCGGACCAGAACCTTGGAACTGTACGAATGTAGCGTACGAGTCCGGTTCTTTGTCGATAATTTTCTTTGGTTGGTCCGTGTCTTCGTCCCGGTCGATTTCTTCTTCAGAAATACCTTCCGGAGCCATTAATTCTCGGACGGCAGCTTCTTGACGTAGCTTTTCGCGAATAAAAGCTGTACTCTGGTCTGCGGCTTCCTTCACACGACCTTCTTCGAGCTTCCGTACGAAACTAGAATTAATAAGCTGTGCGCTTGCTTCAGGTGTTTCAACGTTATAATCCATGGCTGCCCTCCTTATTAGCGGCCATTACTCTGAGGTACAATTACATCTAACGTACCGTCAGACCCTACGCCTCTCGGTCCTACAAAACCATATAAAGGTTGTCCTGCTAACGTCAACCCTTCTAACAGACCTACGTTTGCGCCTGTACCTACAGTCAAAGGTTGACCTGGAGTGTACGCAGCAGCAACGTATTGTTCTGTGGTCATCTCAAAACCACCTTGGAGACATGTAATACGGTGTAAAAATGCACCGTCCATATCCATATCACCATCTACCGCAGCCATATACATAATGGGGGTAGCTGTAGTCCAGGCAGCACGGTCACCCAAAACAGCTTCGCCTGTTGCGTCCATCATGACGATATGCCCAGGTTCAATCGTACCTGGAGTAGGTGTTCCGGACGGTGCTGGGCCAGGAGCACCAGAAACATCCAAAATAACCATAAGACTCGCCAAGGCATTAGGATGCGGGTCCTTTGTGATGATATCGAAATTGTTGTTCAGTAGACTCATTTCAGTTTCCTCCGTTTACGGTCCCGTGACCCACTCAACAAACTCATCATTAGCGGATCTTATGCTCGATGCTACTTTTTCCCTGGCAGTACCAGGGCCACCCATAGAGTCGATTTCAACATCGTCTCCCGTAATCCTATCAAGAACGTTGACAATCCTAGGATCTATTTCTGCTAATTTTTCAGTAATACTGTTATCTAAGTCTTCACCCGTAAGAGAAGACAACTTATCTGCGATGCGTTTAGCCTCTTCTGCACGCTTTTCTTGTTGTTCTGTGACCGTTTGTGCTTCGCGCCGTTCAATATACTCTGCAGTCTTTTCAATGACTGAAGCAATTTTAGACAGCATGGTAGAATCGACTTGCATTAATCCACATCTCCCGTAATTCGTGTTTGTAAAGTTGACAGTCCTTGAGCCGCCACAAGAATTTGCGCACATTTGCGCATTTTTTCTTGCTCTACTTCTTGCGCCACTTCGCGAAGTTCTTGAGCAAATTTTTTAAGTTGTTCCGTGGCTTTCACGATTCACTGCCTTTTTAACAAACGAGCCGAATTCCATAACATCATTATAGGTCACTGGCGCAAAATTTCCACGTCTAATTTTTCTAGCCAATTTTTCTAATTGTTGTGATGTTTCCACAACGAAATTAGAAGGTGCATCTATGTCAGCAGCCAATTTTTCTTGAGAAGATGTTTGGACAGCAGTCTGAACAGCGTCCATAACTTCTCGCACATTAGGTACACGTTTCATAGTGTATTAAACCTTTTAGCAGCAATCTCATATGCCTGTTTGTACAATTCAGTATAGAATTTTATGGTACTTGAATCGTACATTTTATTGTTGTTGCTGTTGTTGTTCTCGCAGAGCGTTAAGCAAAACCTGAACTTCTGCCGCACCCTTTAAAAATTCTTCAGATGCTACCTTGTGAGCCATTTGCAATGCAGCTTGACTACCAGCTTCATATTCTTCTGCAATTTTTTGTAAGTATTGCTGAGCTTCAGCGTCACCAGCTTCTGCATGCTTTACGAGTTGCTCTAATACTTGTTCGTCAGACACGTCAGTCTGTCCCGCCGCTGTTTTTTGGTAGCCATCTAAAGTAGCGTTAGCATCACTATAACCTTGTTGGAGTGCTGCTTGTTTTGTTAATGCAAGATCAGTATCTTCGTAACCTTGCTGAAGTGTTGCTTGTTTTCCTAAAGCGGTATTAGTATCCTCGTAACCCTGCATAGCTGCAATTTTCACTGCTTCAGCCAGAGGATCTAAAACGTTACCTACTTTTTCATTTAACTCGTTCCATCGGCGGTGTGCACTATCTGCAAAAGCAATACCTAAATTTCGTACAGTGGCTTCTTCTGCTTCTTTGTCCATGCTAGACATTTCACTCGCCATTTTCATCAAAGCTTCCACAGGATTTTCTTCTTCTGCAGAAGCTTGCTTATTTGGTTCCCCCGTTTTGAGGGCATCCTTTAACGCATCACTCAATTCTTCCGCACTTTTGTCCTGGGATTGAGCAGGGGTTGTTGAACTGTTGTCATTGGCGACTTTCTCAGTCTCCGGATCTTTTTTCAGTTCATTGATGATTGCTTCCAGTTCCATTTTAGTACCTCGCTTCAGGTTACGATGCCCTAATGATAGGGTAAGTTTTTTATTTTTACAAGGTTTAGCCTTCCCAAATTAGATAACCAATTTTTGTAGCTATTTTATCCAAATCTATAGGGGGCAATTCTACTGTACCTGTAGGTGTTGGTAAATCTGGTTCGAGAAGTTCAGATACTTTTACACGTTCCCGAGCCATAGTACGAAAAGCATCGCGCACATTTGAAGCAGCATCTTGAGCTTTTCTTTTTGCATATTCTCCTGCACGTCCGGCATAACCCATACCTTTCTGCACAAGAGGAATTTTTCCAAGACCTTTCAAGGCAGCTGTTCCACCAATAGCAGTAACTACAGGGTGCTCATAAGTAAAACGTTCAACCCTATCCAATAGTCGTCGAGATAAAGGTAATGCAGGATGCCCTATAGGTTCTCCTCGCCGTAATCGAGATTTATAGTCTAAGCCCAAAGCAGTCATAGCTGCTAAAGTACCTAAAGCAGGCAATGCTAAAGAAGATGTTATAGCTGCCTGCTTAGGTACCATTTCAGTCAATGTCGGCACAGGAACGCCTTGGTCTGTCCTGTAATGCGGACCCATATCAGGCCACTGACTAACACCTAAACCTGCTAAAGATAACCCTAATAGTGGTTTTAATTTTCGTTTCCCTATATGCTCTAAACCTGTTCCAAGTAACTTATAAGCACCGCCCAACAAAGCAGCACCCCCCAAAACTTTCATTAAATTCTTTTTAGCTATTTCGTCATGTGCCGTTAGAGCAGCACCTCGTGTAGTTTGGTATCGAGTTCCTGTAACTGGATCACTAACGGTAAGAGGTGTTGTTTTAGGCTCAGGCACATCTCGATATTTTGAAGGTACAAATTGTCGTTTTAAATATTGAGGAATACCAGAACGTTTTTCAAAATAAGGATCAACAATTGAAGCTATTTTGGTATCTACTTTATCGATACCTAAGTCAAAGTACCCATCTTTTTCAAACTGATCCATAATTTGGGGACAATCTTCAATAAATTCCCTTAAAGGTTGTTGCATAATAACGCACTTGTCTAAAATATCATCCCCTATTTCCGTATTAGGATAATTTTTATAGACGATTATTTTTACTAACTCCGGAGTAGAAAGAGAAATTCCTCCTGAAAACAAAGTAGAAAAAATTTTGTTAAGAGGGTGGATCGACAATTCTTTCAAAGTATCGTCTGAGAATTCAGGAATGTCGTCTACTACGGATAGAACAAGATCTCTTATAGCTTGAATGTTATGTATATCGGAGGGATTAAATCCTTCGCATTTAGCGTCTAGAGGATAACCTTGAATAAGTTTGTCAATTACAGCTAATTTTTTAGCGGCTAATTTTCGTTCCGCCATCTTGTCTAAGTACTCTCCTGCAGCTGCACCTGACAACTCATAAGGTTCGTTATCAGCTACTTTTTTTAGCATATACGCTGTCGGGTCTGCTGGTTTAAAAACCCAACTAATATCAAAAAATTTAGGATTAGGGTTTAAAGCACAAATAGTTCTACCGTCTGGTAGTGTCTGCTTCATTTGAAATTTAAGATGGTCACAATATTGAGCACGAGTAGGTGCGCGATTACCGCAAATGTTACAAACATCGTACCTAACTCGAGTTCCCATACTAACAGGAGGGAATTCACCGGAAGCAATTCTTTCCGCTAAATCTGGAGCTTTTTCATCTTCTAAATCAATTAGAAGTTCAACTCGGTGCATTGTAGGATTCCAAAAAGATTTTATAACTTTCCCTACAGCTTTTTTAGGATCTTTATTTTGATGATGTCGAAAGTTATTTCCGTGTTTTTCAAAAGATTTATAATGTAACGGAAGAACTTCATCAGGAGCAATCCATGGTGGAGAAGAATCTTCTTTATATGGGAATTCAGGAAAACCGTCCCCATTTTTATTTTCTCCGTAAGTTTCCCAACCACTAACAGCAAGAACATAAACAACGGAGTGTCCGGGAATAGGTTCAATTGTTTTGAAGTAATCGTGACCCACACTTGCATACTTGCTTATATTTTCAAGACATGCTTTTCCATTAGCCCACAAAAATACAGGCTGTACTGTTAACTCGCCTGTAGGGAAATGCGAATCTAAATGTAATATTTTTGAAAGCATTTTAAATAATTTCTCTCAGAAACTCTGCTATAAATTCTCGACCGTAAGCCCGAGCACGAGCAATTTTCTCTGTTTGCGGTTGTTCCGTTAATACAGTATCTACAGCAACAGCTGCCGCTAATTTAGTTTTAGCGTCTACAGACATTTTGGGCTTTTGTAAAGTTGTTGCTACTTTGTCGACACATTGACAAAAATCACCAGCACATTCTTCCGCAGCTTTTTGTTGTATTACGTCGTAAATACCGCTAGCTGCCATTGAGATAGTTCGTTGTGCTTCTGCGCTGGCATTTTCTGATGCTGTTTTAACTGCAATAGTTTCTAACTGCCCTAATTCATGTACAGCACAAGATACGTCTTTTGCAAATTTACGTTGCATGGTGATTAACCTTTTAACTTTTCAAGTGCTAACAATCCACGACTTATTTTTTGATAATGCCGTCCATGTTCGGCAAGTTTAGTACCGACATACTGTGCCACATCTCTAAATTCAAATTTGTCTAAACCTGTACATGCTGTTGCAATCTTGTCAGCATTCCCCGTCAGCATCGCTAATTTTAAATTAGCAGGCAATAACGTGTCTAATAATTTAAATTCGTCCATGACGTATCTCCTTCTTTATCGACCTTTACCGCCGCCTCCGGAGGGGCCGTAAATCTGGTTAATGGCTGATTCAGTCTTAGCTAATTGTTGAACCGTCAAGGGATTAATCCCACCTTCAGATTGAGAAGCTTCACGTAAAAATGATGTTACTACGTTTGGGTCCGTACTTAAGCGAGGAGCAAACTTGACCATGGTCGAATATGCTTGAATAGTAGATCCCGGGTTAAGTTCTTCCTGAACAGAAACGATGGGGTCATGCTCCATAATGTGGTCTACAATAGCTTCTCTTTTCTTGTCTAGAACCATGCGCTCTTTAAGAGATTTTGCAGTACCGCTAATAAGCTTACCCAACGCAGAAATACCTGCTTGAGCTATCCCCCCACCTAACGCTTTTGCAACGCCTCCTTCAACGTTTTCAGCAAAAGATGGACGTTCCCGTCTCCCGGGATAATTAGAAGCAGGTTGTGCAAAGTTATAAGCTTTCTTTACCATCGCTATTTTTTCACTTAAATATTGTTTGCGTTCTGCGAACTTTTCTAGTGCCGCAAAAACATATTTACCTCCCGGAGCTCCTGTATACGCCTCAGCCATTTCAGCCTCCAATCTTTGTCCTTCTCGTCGTGCTTTAGGCAGTGCTGCTAACATTCCTGCTCCGCCTACTCCTGCAACAGTCCCTGCCATCATTTTTTTTGGGTGTGTTCGGTACAAATTTTTTATTCGGCTTAGCAAAGATTTAGCCGTTTTTCCTGTTCCAGGAGTTGCTAATTTTTCTACAGTTTCAAAATTCATGACAATTTCAAAATACTATCATCTATTTTTGTTAAGCATTCCCGACATTCTTGGTAGTCCAAACGAGCCGCAGCAGCCTGTTTTAAGTGTTCAAAAATTTCCTTAGTATCCCCTTGTAAATTAGCTACATGCGTATTAGCGATTTTTTCAAGAGTTTCCTTTGTAGGTGATGCAACTTTACCACGCATGGACATTACCCGCAATGCTTGGACTTCTGGTATTAATTCGGTATTTGCTGCTAAGACATCTTTTTCAAATTTAGAAAAATGAGAAGTTTTTTCCATTCCTGCAGTTTTATTAAACATTGATGTAGCAGTTTCCATACATGTTTTCCATCGTTGTTCTGCTTGTTTGCTACGTATATCAAAGCGGTCAGATGCTCGTTTTAATTGCATCACCAATTCTTTTTTAGAATATCCTAACTTGATAGGCTTTGTTTCATCAGGATCTTCTTCAGCAGCTGCCGTTTTTTCAGCTTGCTCTACAGTATACATATCTCCGTAAAAATCTAAAGTCTGATCATACGTGTCAGCGTTGCTAGCAAGTTTCAAAGTTTTCGTATCATCATAAAGAGCGTCAATCACCACTTCTGGATCACCAGTTTCAAATTGGATGTTCTTATCTTCTCCCGTCTTGGTTTGAAATAGCTTGCCAAACACAGACACGTTAGCTAGTCGAACCATAGTTCTAATTTGATCAGGATTCAGATTGTTATCAGATGCTATTTTTTTTGCTAACTGATTTATTGTCTTATTTCCTTCAGTTTGCATGTATTGTTTAGCTATTGTTTCAGCAGCTTTTTCAAAATCATTTTTCGTTAACATTGTTGTCCTCTATCTCCCCGATCAATGAATGATATCTTCAGGACTAGCATCTAAATCTGTGACAGAAATCGTACGTTTACGTTCTTCTATAGCCATTAGCGGATCATCGTCTACATCACCTCCACCTTCGGCATCTTTATACGCTTCCAAATACTTCACACCGTCCAACATCCACAAACGTGCTTGTTTTGTTACATCAGCTGTCACAGAATTTCCTTGTGCATTCGCACCTAAATGATACGCTGTTTGTATAAATTTCTCTATTAACTTTTTAGGCGTAACTACAAATTTTTCATCACCAATGTTGAAGTGATTTGCCATAAACTCGGGACCGTGTGTCATTGCCATAAACAGATACTTTTTACCCGAATCCGTTAATGCGTTAGGGTTTTCTAGTAACTCTTGAACATAGCTAAAATGTTCTAAACGATTCCTAAATTCTGAGGTATCCGCAACCAGTAATTTTACATGATTTAATACATCTATTTCTATTTTTAAAGTATCTGAAATTAATTCTAATTTAGAGTTGCAAAGAAAAAAAGCTTGCAAAATTTCTCGGTGTAGTCTTTTACGAACTAAATCTAAGGCATATTGTTTCTCTGTATCTCCCTGTTGTTGGACAATTATAGTATAAAACTCTTTTAAATAAGGTTCGTTAGGAGGTGCACCCTCTTCCACACACTTGCGCAGCATGTTCCAACGCCAACATGGATCTGGAGTGTGTAGTACATGCATTAAATTATACCCCAGTAGCAGGCCCTTGCTGTGCTTGCATTTCAGGGCTAGTACTAATTGCGTTTTGACTCAAGTTAATAATTATGTCTCCTAAAGATTTGAATACAGCTCGTAATTTATCTTCTAAAGAAATAAATGCCTCATCACCTATAGCTTTTTTAGTTTCTTCCTCAGTTAGCCATAGAGTTAGTAAAACTCTTCCTAAATTATCTAAACATTTTTCCATATTAGGAACATAAATAGAAACAATGTTTTGTAAAATTGGCGACGTTGCCAACATGGAGATGGCAGCTGTATCGAATATTTGGTTATCTTGTAACTCTTCAGCTTGATCAACTAAAAATGGATTAATTTGTTGCGCCACCATTTCGGGTGTAACCGATTCAGTGTCTTCATCCATTATCGGCATTGGCGGAGGTACGCTCTCTGGAGGTGGAGTAGGTGCTAACATTTCAGCAGCAGCTGCAGGAGCTTCCATAGCTTCTGGAGGAATCATTCCGCCTGTAGCTTGTCCGATCTCTGCTGACCTTTGTTGTATCCCTTGTAAAACACCAACTAACTGCTGTGTTTGTTGTGCTTGTTGCTGTGTAGCTTGCTGTAATTGTTCAGCCTGTGCTTGCATTTCTTGCGTTTGCAATTGGTTTTGTTGTTGTAGATTTTGTATAGCTTCTGTAATAGCTAAATCTGTTGGGTCTACAGCTGGTTGCTGCTGTTGACCTCCTGCAGGAGGTAACATCCCACCCGGTGGCATAGTTCCAGCAGGTATTTGTTGCATTTGTTGGGTAGCTATAGGCATTGGTGCTTGTGCTTCTTTGCCAATGTTTTCAAAAAAATTTTCCAATACATTACCACCTTTAACTAAACGCACGGGAGCACGCCCATACTGTTGAGCTTCTTTTAAGACTTCTTCGGCTTCGGGTACACTTATATGGTATTGTAAAGCTACTTTCTCCAAAGCATTTTTAAAAGGATATGATAGGGAATCATCTTCTATTCTCCAGAAACTAGAACCATCACTTCGAACATTAATAACTTGAGCACCTTCTTTTTGTAATTTAGCATCTAACCAGCGAGTTACTAAACGAGGATCCCGAATGATAGAATGTCTTCGTTGCTTACTTTCAACTTTTCGCTTACGTTCATACTTTAGTTCAGGAGCTTTTGTATCTCTAGAAAAAGATCCTAAAGGAATCCATTTAGCATTTGCTGGAAGAAATATTAAATCTGTATACCTGTCTTCCGTTGCCGGTGGTACTCTTTGTATATATTTTCGTGTAGGATCGTCATCAAGGATATATGTAACATCTCCATATGCTGAAATGTAACGTTGTTTTCCATTGTCGGAAATAGCTTGTTCTATCCATGTAGGAGCCGTAGCCTGAGCACCTTTGTCACAAGGTACTATAAAACATCCGTAAACATCTGGTTTAGGTTTAGTAGAGTTTTTTGAAGTTTCTGTCAAAATTTTGTACAGAGGAGATTTCGTAATTGTTTTATCCATTAAGTGTACAGGCTCGCCCATCAATTGAGATACGACAAAGGCTATTTGTGTATCTTTACGTATCGCAAGATATTTTATAGGTCTTTGTTTTGAATTTTCTACAAATCCTGTTTCTCCTGTACATTCTACAGGCCAGGGAATTACGTAGTAAATTTCAGGATTCGTATCCACAAAATAAAGACGGTACCAGCCTCCTTCAGGTCCTGGTTCCTGTAGAAAACGTTCTCCTTCTACTTTTACGACACGGTTCAGATCATTTTTATCTCGGTTATCAGCAGCATCGTAACCATGTTTTAAAATATTTTGAAAAGCAATCTTCGCTGAATCCCCAAAAGATTCTTGTAACTCTTCTGGAGACGCGTCTATCGTAAGTACTTTTAAAGCAGGGTTTTCAGGTTCGTGTTTTTCTGCAATCTTTTCTGTTTGTTCTGCTTTGGCGTATCCTTTATTAAATGCTTGTATTAATTCTTTTACACCGTAAACAGAAGCTAATTTTTGCAACAATTGAGGATGTTGCTCAAAAGCTATTTTTACGCCATCTAGTAATAAACGATTTCCTTCTTGAAGAATATTTAAAAATTGGGGATGGGTATCCAAGGAATGATCTTCCGCTGCTTTGATCATTGAATTTACACCGTGTTCTAAATTTTCTTCAGAAACACTCGCGTACCCAAACCTCCCTGTCGTCATTGGAGGTAAAACTAAATTACGCACACTCATATCTTTCGGTACAACATCCGGTGCGTTCTCAGATTCTCCCATTTCTTCAAGAGTCATCTTTCCAATTTCGTCAATCCATTTTTTGTTTAAAGGCAAGAAAATATTTAAAGGCTTATAATAAAACATTTCTAACGGTTTCAGTTGCCCATCCACCAAAACAACAGGAATATAAAAGGGAAGTTGATCCTGTAAAATTATGAATGCCCCTACCCCATTACCTTTTTCTCCGTCAGTTTCCAAAATTTTGAAAGTCACAACATTTTGCGCCAGATCAGGAAATTTAGAGAACAGTACACTATAAGCTGTTTGTGAAAAACGCTCTTTAAGCATCTGCTCAGCTTGTTCTGCTGCAGGCGCAGCTGGAATACCCTGTTGTGCTTGGGGCGTAATCATAGGCATAGGTATCTCTCCCTTCCAAAGGGTTTATATTCTTGATTTAAATTATACCGTTGAATTCGAAGATAGGAAAGGAAGATTTTCAGCTTCCTGCATAGTTCTGTAAAATTTGTAACGCGTGCGCGAACTGAGCTTTTTTCTCTTCTTCGCTTTTTTCAGAATCAGCTTTATCGTCTTTTTCTTCTTTAGGAGGTTTTTTACCCTCTTGCTTTGCCTTTTCTTCCTTAGCCTCTTGTTGTTTCATATCTTCTGCGTTTTCTTTCAACTCAGGAGGCACTTCACCAGACAACTTATTAAGGGCATTTTGAAGCAAAGAAGACAGTTTAGCTACTTCACCAGGAGTAGCAGGGCTTTCTGCGCGTGGTTGTGGTTGTTGCGAACCCATTAGAGGACCCTTAGGTTGTGTAGTTTTTCCTTGAGCCGGAGCTACACCCGACATTTCTTGGTTATCCTTAGGTTCTTTTCGCGCAGGAGTACCTGTATTTCCTGACCCTGGGTCGGTACTGGACTGCTTGTTCAGAAGGTCATTTAACTTTTCAATACGTGACGAAAGTTTAGAAACTTCTGAACTAACTTCTTCTGCCGGACCGATAGTTTCGGGTTGGGGTGTTTGTGCTCCAACCTCTCCAGGAGAAGTATCTAAAGTACTAGTACCTTGAGGACCAACTTTTTCCGATGAAGGATCTTTTCGAGCATCAATATGCCCCATGCCCCCATCCATCATAGTTTCCTGAAATCTTCCATCCCCTGTAACATCAGTACCTGCCTCGGCTGCTGCTTTTTGCAACAAAGACGTAGCATGCGCTGATGCTGCTGTTTCATAATTCACTGAAGCAGCCATCTTAGACAAGTTATCATCATGTACTTGTCCGGTTTTTTCTGCAATAGCTTCTGCTACTTCGACCAATTGATCAATGATAGCTGCTGCTTCTTCAGCAGACAAACCTTCGTCACCGCTAACTTCAGGTATTTCTTCTTCTGCAAGTTCGTCGGCTATGACATCAGTTGCTTCTTCAGCAATTTTTTCAGAAGGCCATCCAATCATTCCTTGTCGTACCAATTCATGATTGATGCCCCTTACATGTGCACGTTTGAACAATCCCATGGTGTTTTCTCCCGGTTGCTTTTTTTAAAAACTCAATCTTCTAAAAGAGCTTGAGTACCCAACGTCCCACCAATTCCAGCACCTAAACCTGCACCACCACCGATGATACCACCACCCATAAGAGCATTAAAGGCTTCCGGATTGGTTTCACGTAGAAGCTTCAAATTTTCAATAGGGATGCTTGCGGTTTCTTTTGCAGACCTAGCAGCCCCGCCTACAGCTTGCCCAGCACGGCTAGCAGCCCCGCCTACAGCTTGCCCAGCACGGCTAGCAGCCCCGCCTACAGCTTGCCCAGCGCGACCAAGACCGCTTCGAATAGCTTGTCCGACATCTGCAATACCGGCAAATTTTTCTTCTGTAAACACTTCACTTCGAATAGACGCTGTTTTTTCGTCTAATCCACGCTCAGTTAATGCTTGTTTCACGCCTTCGGCATAAGCGGCTTTGATTAATGCGTTAGCTGTTGCTGTATCCATTTTATTTACCTCCAAAGTGTTCACGCCAAGTATATGGCATTCGGTGAAAATTACCAAGATTTAATTTTATTTTTTGTATATATTCGTTACGTCGGGGGTTACTCCCAAAGAATGTTTAGCTGTTCGGGCAAGTCCTCTTCCTAAATAGTCTCCCAAGCTACCTGCAGCTATGGAGCCTAACATACCTGAAGGCCCCCACGCACCCAAACCAAGAGTCATACCTCCCAGCAATCCTCCTATATTTTCAGCTCTTTGTCCAGGGTCTCCTGTTAAAATACGGCCTCCCTCGTACAATGGAAAACCGTAAAGCAGCGCTTTTTCCAGAGGACTGCGTGCTCTGTAACCCTCACGCAAAGTACTTCCAGGTTGCAATAATTTTTTACTGCGAAATTCATGCATAAAACGTCTAGGACTGCCTATAAAAAATTTTTTTACACCTGCTTTAGAAGGAACCTTACTTTTTAAAAATTTCCCCACACGTGCTAAACTTTTAGGCCACGCAGCTTCTTTACATAAGCCTAAGTCTACAAGTGCTGCATCCCATCCTAACTTATAAAAATCGTAATCCATTTTATTCCTAATAGCGTCCTTGTTTTCCCTGACCAAAGTTTACGCCAGCAGCGTAAGCAGGAACAGGGTGGGTACCTTGTAAATTAGAAATATCCCCAAAATGAGCAGCTTCCTTTAGAGTTGTTTTTAAGTACCTGTGACCTAATCGAGCCATCCAATCAGGGTTTAACAAGGGTGCGCGTGTTGCAGGTTTCATAATAAATTCTACATTAGGTGCTTTTGAAGCAATGAGTACAGATTTCAAACCTTCTTTCTTTAAATAGTGAAGAACTGCTGGAGTAATACGCTGACCTACAGAAAAATGAAAGTAAGGTTTTCCTAATACTTGCCCTAACGACTCGTTAATAGGTATTTCTTTTGATTGTTTAGCTAATGTAGATCGAAGAGCATTATAAGATACCACGTCTCCTTTTAAAAAATTGTTACCTGGATCTTCTAAAACGCGCACATGGTTCAATTCGTTCTTTGCTAATAATTCAAAATGTCTCTGATCTAAGTCTCGTCCTTGATTAGCATACAAATCACGCAAAGTATTTACAAGATACTGCCGTCCTGCACCGAGTCCTTTGTAACGAACTATTTCATCAGGTTTGGGAATGCCTTCACTAAGAGAATCTCCTGGTTCTATGGAATCCCCCTTTTTTGCTGTTACTTGTAAATTAGGAGGTACAAAATGTTTTTTAGCATTCACGTATACGAAATGACCTCCCTGAGGAGCAGTTTCAATCTTATCTACATTCCCGCCGTGTTCCGCAAGAGTTGCTTTGTTTAAAAATTGTTGTGGCGATTCTATTATTTGACGAAAGCCAGAAACTCCTTGCAATCTAGCACGATCTCCTTTAGCCGTACGTACTCCGTGCTTAGCATCCAAGGCAAATTGACTTAAAGGTTCCCCTAACGCAGAAGCTGCACGCACACCAACGTTCACACCCAATTCTTGAGGATTACCTTTCTCATCCAACCCTTGGCATTTCTGACAAACTCCATCATCAGACTCACAAGTCATAGGAGAACGTACCAGGATTTTTTGTTTTCCTGCTTTTTTTAAAGCCGTTTGTACTTGTGATGTAATTAAAGTATTACGCTTAAAGCGTCCGGTATCTCGAGCCAAGTACCTGTCTAAAATATTAGAGTCACTAACATTTAAGGAAATACCATTATGTGTGCCGCAATCAATTTCAATTACAAGCGTATCTGCCATATTACTCATAAGGACTTTAGTCAATTCCCCTGGTTCAGACACTGAAACAGTGCTTTTGATAGTGTCTAAGATAGCTTCGTTACCCGCAACCCAATAATCAGAAGGGCGTAAACCTTCGGCATATGACCGAGTAATCAACCAAGGTTCTGTATATCCGTAAGAATCTCTAGCTGCAGCAGGAGATGCGACAATTTTCATATACTGTACAGGTTTTCCTCGAGCCCCACTTTTTACTTGTTGTGTCATGGATCCTGGATGTTTGGATACAGTACTGAGTAATTTTTCCTGTGCTTGTTCGGCAATACGCCGTCTTTGTTTATCTGTTTGTGCGCGATTAAAAGCAGATACCAAAGGTTTCAATACTTCATCGCGTGTCGGTGCCGGTGAAATATCATCCAAGCCCACAGAAAGTCCCGACATTGTAGCTAAGAAATCACCTTCACGCTTAAGATCTGTAATTGTTTTCACATAAGCCACCGGATCTTTTTTTGCCAATGCGTTCATTTTGGTACGTAATTCTTTTTTCCCAGATTCTCCCGACAATTGATAATCTTTAGGAATATGTTGGTTAAGTAAGTATCGCCCAAAAGTTTGTGTAGTCATATTAAATTCCCATTATCGGGGAAGGTCCCGTAGCAACTTCATGTGAAATTTCTTGTTTAGGTCCCCAAGATACAGATCTATTTAGTCTATTTTCAACGCTATCTTGTCCTTTATTTTTGTGTACAATTTCAGGTACAGGTAATTTCTGTAGTTGTTTAGCTAAAGCCGCAGAAGGTAATCCTTGATCTTCTGTTTCTAAAGATTGTTGCATATTTTCCGATTGACCACGTTGTTTTATAGCCGCACGCACTTCATTAGACATACCTAATTTTTGTAGCGTTTCTTCAAATCCATTCCAATATAAAGAACTCATTACAGCTTCCTTTACTGTTCCCGATTTTGTCACATTACGTAATAACCAAGAATCTCCTTTAGTTCGGAATAGCACAAAATTTTCTTCTTGGCCACGACCTTTTTGTCTTTTGAATTTAATAAAATCTGGAGAAGAAGTTAATTGTACAGGTTCCTTATGTTTTATTTGTACTGTGCCTGCTCCGTAGCCCTTGGCAATATGCTCAGGTTTTTTAGCTCCAAAGGTTAATGCATAGTTCGATGTATGTGTAGGAGTTTGGATTGCTAGAACAGGTTTTTCTCCTGCTCGAGGTAGTTTACTTTTAGGGATTGCCCAAGAGTGAGCGTAGTCACTCCAAGGATCCACTAAACGTAAATCGTAATGTTTTCCTGCTTTTTTTGCGTCATGCTCTTGAACAGACATAATCCACGATTTAGGTTGTTTAAAGCTAGGTAAAGATTTAATAGCTCTATTTTCGGGAATGCCTGGAGCAAATTCACGCGAAGTTTTCTTTTTACGTCGTAATTCAGCAATCACTGCCCAAGGGTTAGCATGAGCAATAGGATCAAAAGATTTTAAATGATTATTTTTTACAGGAACTGAAACTAATCCTGTTTTTTGATTAAGTGAAAAAGGAGCGCGTATTGAACCTCGTTCGTGAAACGTAGAAGTGTCAAGACGAATTTCATTGGTTTTGGGAGGGCGTGTAGTGTAACGTTTATTTCGTCGTGCCAAACGAGCCATAACGCGTTTGATAACTTTTTCTAAGGAACTTGTTCTTTGTTCTTTATTTAACTCTCCTCGAACATGAAAACCTCGACCACCAGAAAATGTTATGTCCGTTTTTTTAATGTTGGGGATTTTAGAAACAGCTTTTTGTACATCTTTAACTGCAGGTTTTATTTCGTCGATACCTACATTCTTACCCGCATCCAAGTCTACCCACAACTCTTTAGATTTGGATTTTAACGTTGGGTGAAATTCAACATATCTGCGCTTGGCATACCAATCTAAGTCTTTTTTATCAGATATGCGGACAGGTTCCTTTCTTCTACGATACCTTCTGATTATTGGATTGTTAGGATCTCTAGCAACTAAGGCAATTAAATCTTTTTGACGTAATTGGGGCAACAAGTTACGTTGCACCTCTGGTGTTGTATAATAATCTAATACATCTTTTTTTGTCATTCGTAGGCTAGTACTTGGACTATCTACTAAAACAGTATTCAAGTTTTCTACATCTGGGTATTTCCGATTAGCCCAGGCTGCAGTACGCTGCGCTGGTGAAGAATGAGTCATTTAATTTCCAATAGTTACCCGAGTTCCTAGTCCAATTTCTCCACGTTTGTAAGCTGCTATTGCTTCACCCTGATTTTTAAATTTTTTAGGTATTGTATTCTTATCGTCCGCGCCACTAGCTTGGTGTATCCCCATTATCGCTTCGTGCTGTGGGAAAACTAATAAGTCATTTTTGGTTTTATCCCCGTATAAAAGTTTAGAAAGCGTAATATCCTCCGCTTCTTTAACAGCAGCAGGCGAGATGGGAACATGTAGGGTCATTGCATCTCCGTCATAATCTGCATTCATATGCGCTTCTATAAAAGGATTAACTCGTAATGTACGTCCTGGTACAGGTACAGGTTTAGCTCCTACAATGTTGTACCTGTGTAACGTAGGTGCGCGGTTCATTAATACAGGACGTTCCTTAATAATTCGGTTTAGCGTATCTTTTGCAGCTGGATGTTTGTCTTCCACCATTTGACGAGCTTGGATAGCCGGAAAACCTTTTTGAACTAAGCCCCTGATGATAAAATCTCGGTACATCGTCCATAGCATTTCTTCAGGTACGCCAATCTCATCTACTCCCAAAGTACTGTCAGGAACAATTGTTCCTCTCCCAGCCATATCTTGAGCTCGAGACATCAACTTTGATTGAAAAAATCCATGCTTTGGTCCTCCCTCTCCCGAGATATAAGTTAAAAAACCTTTATGCTTTCGTCCTCGAGATTTTGCTGTGGCGGGCTCATCAGTCCCATAAACTGCGCCTACAGCTTGTTGCAATGAAGGTCTAAGTTTTTCTTCTTCACCCGGAGGTGTAGGATTTTTAGGATCCTTTATTTCTTTCATTTGATTATTAATATAAATCAAATCTTGGTATAAAGGATTGGCATCACCGTAAACAAGTTGTGTCCCACCTTTACCGGGTACTACAGGACGAATCACCGGCGGAACAACGGGTACTTTCGTCATTGTATACGCTTCATCAGGTTTTAAATTTAATTTTTTTAATGCGCGTATGTATTTTATTTGTTTTAAAGAATTATCTACTTGACTTGGATTCTTTTTCTTTAATTGTCGTTTAAGCTCTTTTTCTTTAGCATCCAAATCAATCTTACCCAATTCTTTTTTAATATGATTTCCTCCTTTAGTTTTTAGCGTATCTGTCAATTGTGCGTTAGACATATCTAGTAACCGCCTAACAGGTTCTTTAAATACAGGGTTAATTATAGGTTCAGCCAAAGAAATATGAGACCAGCGAGTTCCTCGTAAACCTCCAGTTATTCCCGGATCAAACAAACCTCCGGTTTCCGGACGTAAATCCTTGGCGCGTACTATCTTAGCATCTTTGATTTCACCGGAAGACATTTCAGTAACATCTTTGTCCGTAAGGGGGGCTAAAGACATTTTACTACCTTCGCGGTCTACGCGAACACCTGCACCTTTCAACATGTTGAGAAATTTATCGTAAGCAAAAATAGATTTTGGTGTAGGAGGCATTTGACCTAGTTGAATAGCACGCCAAAATTCATCATTCTTTTGACTTTTAACTGTAGCAGCTTCTCTTAAAATATTGCGTGCATTATGACCTAGCAAAGCATCGAATTCCATTTTGCCTAAAGCCTTAGCTCCTTGAATTCCTCCCCGAGTTGGTTGCATATTCATGTCATAAGTACCCATACTTCGAGCACTATAATTTGTATCAGTAGATTTAGATAACTTATAAAGATATTGACGACCTACCATAATGTTAGGAATTTTTTTTCCTGATTTTGGATCGTAAACAGTTTCCTTATCTTTTAAATCATGTTCTTTTAATAATTTTCTTGCCCATTTAACATTATCTTTTCTAGTAAAGTTATCTACAATAATTGGTTTTCCTGTTTTTTCAGCAACTTTCCCTACCGCTGTTTCTATAATTTGGCTAGGATTAATTCGTGACACAACACCAGCGGAAGTCATAATAATATCAATAGGCTTTCCAGCCTCATCCTTAACCATTTCATCTTGAGGAATGATTTCAGAAACAACCCCCTTATTCCCAAAACGCCCACTTAACTTGTCTCCTATTCGTGCAGGTTCTCGTGTTTTAACTGTCATGGTTACACGTTTAGGTGTTTTGACTACATCTACAACTTCTCCTTCATAATCGTGATCCCACTCGTGTTTAAATTCTTTGTAAGGGTTTGCAAGAGAACGATGCAATCGTCCTAGTATTAAGTCATCCGGAGATAATTCAGTTTTTCGAACACCTACCACCAATGGGTCGTGTGGAGTTAATTTAGTACCTGCTTCGATTACTCCATCTTTGTCTAACCTTCTATATTGATCCTTTTTATATCTATGCCCGTAATACGTTTTATGTTTGTTTTGGTTTAAAGTTAAGTTGGGTTCTTGAGGTACTACGATTTTATACATACGTTCAGACGTTAAGTTTTTTGCTGCTTTGTCGCTAATCACTACCGCATCATTAGAATTTTTTCCGTAATACGGCATGTAAGCAACACTCATGTTCTTACCTAGTGCCAAAACCCCATTTTTAGTAAAATTAGAAGTACCTAAAGTTTGACCCTTCTTAACTTTATCTCCAGGTTTGACAAACAAATCATGATTTAAATATGTTTTGGTAGCTAACGGAAAATTATTGTCATAAGGAATTTTAATAGCTTTGTTAATTGCGGCTTGTTTTTCTTGGTCGGGCAACACGTAAATGTAATCATTATCTATTTTTTTAACAGTGCCTGATACTGGAGAATGGGGATTAACAATCTTACCTATCATTCGTTCGAAAGATTTTTGTGAAGGCGTCGCAACTTGAACATAAGGAGCGTCACGATTAACCAAGGATAACGCTTGCACTTGCATTTTCGAACCCATTACAGCTCGATTGCCTTGTGCCGATTCCAAAAAAGGAATTAAGTTTGTTGTAGCACTGTATAAACGAGATTGGTGCGGTATTTGGTAGTCTACTTCTCGTGCAGGTACACGACGAACAACACCTCGTGCGACAGCCTCAACAGACCCTTTCAAGGGTTGGTTCGCAAAAGCTACAACAGAGTCCTGGAGGTGACCTGCTTTAATGTATTTTTCTCGTTGACTTTTTACGTCGTAAACAGGAACGTAGATATCTCCATTTTCATCTCGTTGAGCTGTTACTGCAGCTCTTACATCAATACCGGCACGACTAGATTCTGGTGTTCTAATAGGATCTAAAGCACCCATTTGAGTTACATGGGTTTGTCGAGCTTCGATAGGAATAGCACGTTCAGTTGAGATTCCACCTTCACCTAAAGACGTTACTCTCATAGCTGAGTCAATCAAATCCACAGGGTTAGTTTGATCTGGAATTGAAGACAAAGAGGAAGTAGAAATAAATTGTAACAGATCTTTTGTAAATGGGCCTGGAGGTAATGCTTTCTTAAGTTGCGGGGTTCTTTCCATTTTTATCGCTGTTTTATTAGCAACGTTTCTAGCGTGTAATTTTATACGCTCTTTAAAAAAATCATCAACAGACATTAATGTTTTAAAGCCCAAATTATCTTGATCGTCCACGTCTTCTTCTTTGTTAAATATTTTCAATACACGAGTAGACGCGTCCAGCAAACTGTCAGGAGTAACATGCGTGTGAGGACGTCCTAAAGTTTTTTGATTAACTTCAGGATCCATTTTAGCATCTTTATAACGTGTTAAAATATCCTCCATTTTTTCCTGAGAAGTTTTTGTTTCGTCTCTAAAATAAGGAGGAATTTCTTTGTTATATAACTTATCAATATATCTGTCTGTTTTAGAAGATAGTTCTTTTTCATTAATATCTGCTAATTTAGACCCCCACGCTTTAGCTATATTGTCGTGAGAAATTCCAGATTTACGTAAAATAGGATATAATGGAATTTTAGTCGACCCGTATTCTAATTGTGGCTGTCCTTTAGAAGGATCCATGCTTACTCGAAAATTAGATCCTCCGATGGTGTTAAACCCTGCCTCTAAAATACCATTAGCTCTTTTACGAGAATAAACTCCCGGTTTACGACGTACCATATTAGAAACAGAATGTTCGTTACCCCCAATGATAAAAGTATGTCGAGGAGTAAAATAAGGAATTCGGACTAAAGTAAAGTTTTTGGCTTCATCTAAAATTTTACCCTTCTTATCTTTTATACTTACAGTTCCTTTAACAGATTCAAAGAGAGAATCTCCAGAAAGAATTGCGCGTTTCTGTTCTGTCGGCGTATAGTCTTTATTTATTATGCGAAGATCTTTCACTTCCAATGTCTTATTCCGAGACTGTATAGGAAATGATTCATTCAAACCCTCTTTCACTTTTTCGTGAATAAGAGTTCTACGTTGATCTGGACCTATCATCAAAGGTGTTAGCTTAGGCATTTGCTCTCCTTCTGAACGGTTCAAGTATAGAACATTCTTTCAGATTCGAAAAGACATTTTGGTAAAAGAAGATGACGGTAGACGGCTTTTTACAAGGAGGATAAAAATGGGAATGCTGGCGAAAAGCCTGGGGTGATTGTCGAACTCCTGTGGGAATTCTTCAGACTATTTAAGTAGTCTGAAAAATCCCTAAGAACCGTCGACAAACTCACCCCAGAACCGTCAGGAGGAGACTTCAGAATCATTATTCGGAGTCTCCTCCTCTTTTTGGTTAAAAACTTTTTCAGGGTTTGGTGGGTACACGCTATCCTTGTTTTTTTGAGCTTCTTTTTTCATTTTTTCTAAAAATTCTGGATCAGCTTCCAACCAAGAAAATTGAACACATCGAGTACCGTCATGTAATTGAAAGTATTCTTCAAATTCTTTAATACCGTCACCTCTGAGAACAGCATCTTTAATTTCTTTATACTCCGCAAGCTGTACATGGGGGCAAGTCATATCCCCTATTGAAGGTAATTCTATTTCTCCCTGTTTTAACATTTCCAAACATCGAGAACATTTTTCCCAAGGACGCCACAATACAAAAGTACGCGTAAAACTTACAAGACGTATTTGTCGTCCAGGTTTATTGTTTGTTAATTCTTTAGCTACAAACGAATCTTTTGAAGAATCGTCGGATGGTGGCGAAAATAAAGAAGGAATCTCTGTTTCTTGAGACATGCGAGGAGGTTTGTCTCTTGCTGATTGAACCAAAGTTGCAAAAGTTGAATCTTGTCGTGTGTCCTTAACCATGTACTTGCCTTTTAACTTTATTATTGTTGTTGTTGTTCAAAGTCTTCCCAACGTTGCATAGCTACAGAGTACAACACGAAGTCTTCTTTCATTAAAGAATCCATCATACTTTTACGTCTCCCTTCTTCCATTTGTGCCCATTGTGCTACAAGTTGATCAGCTTGTGCAATTACTTGTTGTTGGTTATAACCTGTAGGAGCACCACCACCACCCATAGCCATTTCGCTTTGTTGGGTTTCTTGCCTAATTCGATTTGCCATGTTGTTTTGTAGCTTACTTATCTCGATTTGCAATTCTGCATCACGCCGCACAGCATCCAGCTCTTCTTGTTTGATGCGATCTTCTTCTTTGTCTAAATCCAAGTTGTTCTGTTCTGCTATGGTTTTTTCCGAAATTATTTTCCGACCTAGTTGGTGTCCTGCTTGGTATAATTGTAACGAAATATTCTTTTGTGTTTGGTCGTCGATCATCCGGAACGGGGCTAATTCCATAGAAACTTTATCATAACCCAAAAACTTAGCACAATTATCAGATATCCATTGTATGCAGTCATTCAAATCACTAATGTGTGTCTCTAATTGATTCTCTATTAATCTTAAAGTAGCTTCCATACCACTTCGCGTTAAGCCTCCGTAAAGAAATTCTAGAGGAATTCCTAAAGCGGCTACAATATTTTTTTCCGCTTCTTGCACTTCTCCTAAAGTTAATAATGCTCGTCCTTGTCCCCCTACTTGCGTCATTCCTACAGGAACAGGTGCAAACATCATATGTAAAGGATCTTGTCTCCAATCCTTTATATTTCCTTTTAAGTTTTGTTGCCACTCTTGTAAACTAATTGTAGTGACAGGATCTGCGTTACCACTTTGCGGTGCTGGGTGGACAATACGAAGAGGAGTTAAATAATCCAGAGAAATAGCTTCGTTAGCTTTTCTTAAAATAGCGGTATAATGGAACAATTGTAATGTCGAAAGTAACGGAGGCAGTCCCCATTGCGGATTAATACCTGCGGGACCTCCTATCTTCATATGAAAAATATATCCAGGAGCAAATCTGAATTGTTGTTTTTCTTTTATTGCTTTCAAAAAGCCTAAAGGCATACTGTCTATTAAAAACTTATGTCCTTTTTTTACGCTTTCTTTTACAGATTCTGGAATATTGTAATAATAAACTGAAGCTCCTGTTAGGGGGTTATGGTCGATATCTATTTTTTTAGGATCCCATCGAATAAAATTAATTTTGCGACTAACCGAAACTTTTCGATCTATAATATGTTTTTCTGTAGCAACGACTTTTTTATGACACGCAGGACACTCATACGTGAACTTCATTGCTTGGTAATTATACTCATATTTAACATTTTGAATGTTCGTCAATGTTTGACATTTAGTACATTTTAAAAAGCGGATAAATGGTTGGTACATGGAAAGAAAAGCATTCCCATACACGTATTTATCTAAGGTCATTTCAATAAGCAATTCACGAATGTGTATAATTTTTTCTAAAATATTTTTATGTTTGGTTTTAAGTGTTTCATTATTTGTTTCGTATAAAATTTCAGTAATAGGGTATTCCCCAAATTTCCGCAAAGCAGCATAGATATGGGCAGAATTAGCAAATAAAAACTCACACCATTTAAACAAGTCTTTTAAACGTCTTGGACTAAAAACTTGTGTATAGCTGTGATAAGGATTACTATGTGGCGCTACATTGCGACGACCTGTAAACAAGTAGGGATCGCTAGTATTAAATTCGTTTGCCATGTACTTACTCTCCTGTAACCATCCAACCTTCAACAAAGTGTAAGGTAAATTTCATGAAAATTGAATTAGAATATATCAACAAACTTCCTGTATTCATAACAAAAAATCCTAAAACATTGGGTAGTAAAATTTTTGGAGCATCCTTGGATAAATCTAAAGAATTTTGGCGCTACCCAGCATTTCCTCCATTTTTAGATAGAGTACTACACGATTTGGAAGAAGTCTACAAACATTTGGACTTTTCCCCAGAAGCTCAAAATTATTTAGATAACCAACACACGGAAGAAGAATGGTTTGACTATGCTCGAAACGTAACATTGCCAGGTTCTTACAAAAGTTATCAGCATCAGTCTGAAGGGTTAGGTAGACTTCTGTGTAATTATAGGTATATCTTGCAGTGGGAAATGGGTACGGGAAAAACTAAACCTGTAATCGATTTAGCTTATTTACTCCGTAAAAAAGTTCTTGTTCTTTGTCCTCCTGTAGCTATCGGTACCTGGTTAAAAGAAGTTGAAAAGCATACTGATAGCACTCTTTCAGCTGTAGGCATGACAGGAACACGCAAACGTAAATTGAAAATACTCAATAATTGTGCTCAAAAAGATTTTCTAATAGTATCTTATGATACTGCACGTCGTTACGGTATACCTACAGTTTTTGGACAAGCTCGAAAATTGGTACTAGAAAAGAAGCAACGTGAAGAACCTATTTCCCTAACTCGTGCACTGCGTATGGTTAATGATCCTAAGAAACAAACGCAATTAATGGATGATTGGATTAAAGGACGTGAAGTTAAAGACATTAAAGAAGAAGTAAAAGATTTAACAAGAGATTCATATCAATGGATTTCACAGTTAACTGAATTTTCTATTATAGTAGCCGATGAGTCCCACCGTATAAAAACAATTGAAAGTCAACGAACTAAGGTTTGTATGCGGCTTGCCGCTAAATTTTCTCGTCGATACTTACTTAGCGGTACTCTAAGTTTAGGAGATCCTCGTGATCTTTACCCTCAATTAAAGTTTTTAGCTCCGTATATACTTCCTACACAATATGATAAATTTTGTCGTAAGCATATAGCTTACGCACATCAAAATAAACCCATAGTTGTCGGGTATAAGAAGCTAGATGAATTAAACCGATTAGTGTCTTGGGTTTCTGACCAAAAAAAATTGGCTGATTGTGTTGACTTACCTGAGCGTACTTTTGTTCCTCTATATTTTGATTTGACACAAAAACAGCGTAAAGATTATAACGAAGCTATAACAGATATGTCAATTACTCGTTATTTGCACGATCCTTTAGAAATCCAAAATAATGCAATTTGTTTGTCTAAACTTCTCCAGATTTGTAGCGGTTTTTACTATGATACTCATAAGCTTACAGACATTTGTGATGATTGTCCGTATCTACGTCAATGCATAGCTCGAGGTACCCAACCAGGATCATCTAAATGTGTGTACAATAAAACACAACTAACCCAACAATCTAGAGAAATTGTTCGCTATTCCCCTAACCCTAAATTAGAATTCCTGAATGAATTTTTAGACAATCTCCTTAACGCCCCTAACAATAAAGTTATTATTTGGGCTAATTTTATAGCTGAATTAGACGATATAGAAAAAATACTACAAGCTAAAAAATTAAAGTATGTTCGTGCTGACGGTACAAATACAAGTCAAATGTATCTAATGGAATCAACGTTTCAAACAGATCCAAGTTGCCGCATATTTTTGGGTCAAGTATCTGTAGGTATTTCAATTACTCTTACAGCAGCTAAGTATACTATTTACTACTCACGTAACTGGTCATTAGAAAATTGGTTACAATCACAAAATCGTAATTATAGAATTGGTCAGGAAGAAAAAACCGTAGTGTATATCTTATGCGGGAGGCACACTGTTGAAATACAACAATTAAGTGCTTTGCGATCCAAAAAAGATATAGCATCCACTCTAACGCAACATATCAATTGTTTAATTTGTTCACGATATTCTAAATGTTTAAAAGAAGGTATAGAACCTTGGAGTGATGATTGCATTTTACAAAAAAATGTAATAAAACAACCTACACGTGCGGGAATCATTGAACTGCAAGAAGATACAAAGGAGGATGCGTAATGGATATCATCTTATCCGAAGAGGATATTCGCATACTAATCGCAGACACGTTAGGAATTTTTGAGGGTGCACAAAAAGTGAGAATACGCGTTATAGACAATAATAAAATTTCAGCAATTATTGAGGACGCAGCCCAATATTTAAGAAAACATGAATTTGTCGGAACTAAGGAAACAGAAATTTTAAATTCTGAAAAAGCAACAAAGAAAACTATGCAAGCTGAGGACGAATCAGAATCTCTCCCAAGTACTGATGATTCTCCGCTAACTATGGAAGAATTACAACGCCAAAATGAAGAACTCATGCAAGATGCTTCCCCCATTCCGTCACAAAAAGCATCACAAACGTCTAATCGATTTACTGCTTCTCCACCCCCTACACGAAACGGGAAGGAACAATTATGACAGAAATCGATGTTCATGGGAAAAAAATTAAAGTTCCTGAAAATTTTAAAGATTTAAAACTTCCGGGTCAAGGATATTTCTCACACTCGCAATATAATATGTATAAAAGGTGTCCGCGCCAATACATGTATAGATATATTTTAAACATCAGACAACCTCCAGGCATAGCAATGACTCAAGGTTCTGTATTGCATGTAGGTGCAGAAAAGACACACCAACATACTTTAGATTACGGAAAACCCTTACCTCTAGAGCAGGGAGAAAGTATAGTATCTGACGAATTTGAACTTAGAAAAGATCAAATTGTAGATTGGGAAGATGTCGCGCCTGGAGTAATTAAAGATGCTATTCTTGCGCATTACAAAGTTTACTATACCCAAGCTGTTCCTTTAATCCGTCCTAAGACAGTAGAAGAAGCTTTTGCAGTCAATATAGGAAATGTTCCTGTTATCGGTTTTATAGACCTAGTTGATGAAATATTGTTAGAACGAGATAAAGACATTTTAGTTCCTGGCGAAGGACCGCTAGTAACAGAAATAGTTTCTGATTTAAAGTTTACAGGACGTAAATGGGCACCCAAGAAATTGCGTAAAGACACGCAGTTAACTTTGTATGCTCATGTAAAAGGACTACCCCGCGTACGTGTTGACTTTCTACTTAACCAAAAAACGGGGCCAAAATATACCCAAGAACGGTCTACGCGAACTCCTCAAGATGCAAAACTTTTAATTGAAGATTTCGAAGAAACTGCAGATTTAATCAAACGGGGAATATTTCCTCGTTGCCATCCGACAGATTGGTGTTGCGATTCTAAATTTTGTGGGTACTATGAAAGGTGTCGAGGGCCAAAATGATACATAACAAAACGGACATTTCAATAACCGATTTTACTACGCAATACACAAAAAAAGATTTTTGGAAATTAGTCGATTCACAAGCAGAACAAGCACGTCAAACAGTTCGCGAAATTTTTTCTAAAGCTGCTGACCAACGATTAAATTCTTTTGAAGCAATACAAGGATTAGATGCGCTATTCATCGACAGTCATCGACGTATTAAAGAGTATTCAGCAGCTTTAGCAAAGTACTACCCTACACAGCAATTTTCAAAAAATAGATTAGAGAATGACGCATATTTGTGGTGGATTGACCATTACACCGCAGGTATATCTAAATGGTCTACCTTAAGTTGGTTCAGTTCTAAAAAATCTAAACGTAAAGGACGACTTCGCTACCATGGGGCTTCTACACATTTTGTTTTAGGATATCAAGGATATCCTTTTTATATCATCCCATTGTCTCATGGGGCTTGGCATTTACCTGCTAGAAACAAGGATTCTATTAGTATCGAAATGGTCAATGCAGGGAAGCTAAAGCAACACGGAGGAAAATGGTGTTACTGGCCCCGCAAGTATACAGCACCCTTGCCTTCTAAATTAGTTGACTCTTTGCCCCCTGTGAGATTACCGCATAAGTTTAGAAATGCTGATGTTTTACAACCCTTTACAGCGAGTCAAATACGTCTCAATATTTTACTCAAACGCATTATTTTAGCTGCTTTACCTGGTAAATTACCAAGAGAACGTTTTAGCCAACATCAAGAATGGAGCAAATATAAGTTAGATATGGGACCTTTATGGCCTTTCAAAGATGTTAACGATGCGGCGTTCGATGTTATTCCTCCAGAACAATATTCATTACTTTCCAAATATGACTTAGCTTTGGAAGATGGTGTATTAACTGATATTGAGGCAGAAACGTTGAATCTAGAAACCCAGTATCTGGCGGATAGTCCCGAATACGGGCATAGCTCTGATGCTCCTACACATGATAAAGATAGTAACGAAGAACAACAAAAAATACTTGGTATCTCCGAAGTACAGCGTTACTTAAATCAGCACGGATACTCGGTCAACGTGGATGATAGTTTCGGACCAGAAACTAAAAAAATTGTTGCTAAATTTCAAACAATGTATAACATGAAGCAACCAGATGATGCACACACTTTGAAAATTGATGGAATACCCGGACCCAACACATGTGAGGCTTTAGCAACTTTTGAAAAGGAGTGATCGCCATGGAATTGAATGAAGTTTGTAGTCGTTGTGGAAAAACCGTAACCATCCCTGCTGACGCGGCACTTATGCGTCAAAAAATTGAAGAAGAGGATGCAGTCAAAAGAATTGTGGAAGAAATAAAAGAACTTGTAGAAAGTTTTGAGGATCCTTTACCCGAAGCAATTACCTTAACACGAAAGGAAGACGCTCAAGGTAACGGTTATTTGGAAGTGAAAGCTTTGGCAACTCTCTGTGGGCCTGACGAAACTAAGAAACGAAATCGTAGTGGTTGCCTTAATCGCGTGCATACTTTAATAGACGATATTCACCGGGTATCTCGTAAAAAAACTACAAAGCAAGAATCTGAAGACTAATGGAAAAATACGGAGTAGATGAAGTTTCGAGTCAAACAAAAAAAACTAAAACTGCGCAAAAAACGGATGAATTGAAGTGCCCCACGTGCGGAAAAAAATTAAAAAATCTAAACAAAACCGGAGGCGTTCTAATTTGTCCTCAATGCGGAAGTCAACCTTTCGAGTCTTAGACAAAACGTCTCCCGAAGAAAAATTGCGGATTATACGAGCTCTTTATTTTATTGTTTATAACCACGAGGATAGTTTAATCTTACAATCAACTGAACTTTTCCATGTTCTCGGAGAAATCTTAGAAGGCCACGCTCCTGAAGAATTAAATCTTAACAATATACAGAAACAAGCATTGCTAGAAGAATTAGAATACTTCGATTAATTCTTTTCAAAAAAAGGATCTAAAACAAAAATGAAAGCAACGAAAAATAGCAATCAAGCACCAGTCAATCAAGAGGAGGTACCTCCAATGAGTAAGAGTAAATCAGAACAAAAAACCAAAACTGAGAAAACGACAAAAAAGAAAAACACTAAGAAGACAGCAGCGCCTAAGACTAAAAAGAAACAAACTTCTAACAAAAAAGAGGCACCTAAGAAAAAAGCAGATTTGCAATTCCCCGATCCTTTGAATGAGAAAGAATCTAACTACGTTGTTAACCTGTCTCAAATCGTATTGCCTGAAAAATGGAATCGCAAATCTCCTGGAAATTTAGCTTCTCTGGTAACTTCCATTAAAGCTGTTGGACAAATTGTAGCTCTGGTTGTAAGAAAGCATCCAACCGCAAAAGATAAATACATTTTAATTGACGGGCGTCGTCGTTACATGGCACTTCAAGAGTTGGGAGTTAAACAAGCTCACATCACCCTTGCAGAAGGAGACGACACACAATCTTACGTGCGCAGCGGTGTAGCTAATATTGTTAGGGAAGCTCACAACCCTATGGAAATGGCTCGAATGTACGAAGAAGTCCGCGAAAATGGAATTTCCAATCGGGACATCGCACAAATTTACGGTAAGTCGCAAGGACACGTATCCCAACATTTAGCTTTACTACACTTAGACACCACTGTTCAAAAAGCTATTGAAAAAGCTCAAATTACAATGTCCCAAGCTCGTGTTCTTTGCAAAGTAAACGCTGAAGAACATTCTGCCTTCTTTTATAAGCTATTTGACCAAATGATCGATAAAGGATTAGATGCACAAACTGCGGACGATAAAACTATAACATATCTTGATCGTTACGAAGAAAAACAACGAGAAAAAGAAGCTAAAAGAAAAGCCAAAGAAAAAGACAGCTCTGACAGAAAGGATACAACGAAGAAAACATCTTCCAAATCCAGTAAAACAGACACACCTTCTAAGGGTACTAAGAAACGTGGACGTCCTGAGAAAAGTGTTCCTGTTGCGTATGATGATGCTAAAATTAAACCAGCATCCAAGACAGAGCTAAAAGGATACTTAGCAGGGGTAGCGGAACGTTTATCCCGCGCGACATCAGACAAAACTAAGATTGCTCTTAAAGGTGAATTAAGAGGAATCGAACGTTGCGCGGGGCTCCGTGAGTAGTCTTATATACCGTAAATATCATCCATATCTGTGATAGCCATCCGACATAATTCCCCACGCACTTCTTTTAAAAGACGTTGTTTAATCTGGCGTACACGCTCAGGCGTGATATCTGCTAAAATTGCAAGCTGATGTAGACTTTTAGAAGAAGTGCGTCGGGACTCTTCTGGAACGTTATAATATTGTAATAATATAAATTTATCTCGTGCTCTAGCTTTAACTTTGCTTAATACTTTTCTTAACAAATTTGCTGCAGACACGTCTACTATAGTTTCTTCAGTTTGATCTTCGACAGGTAATACAGAAGTTAACTTAGGTTCTAAAGGTACTACAGTATTTAAATTTTCTGTCTCTTTGGTTTCGATAAATTCATGTTTTTCCTCAACACAGGGAGGTAATTTTTTAGTAGGATGTTTCTCTTCAATCTGAAGGCCACAATGTACACACTCGTAAATTCCATGTTTGGCAATTTTACGCTGTGTTTTTTGTTTGTGCGAAGGTATGTGAACTAAATCACTATTTTGAATTTCTTCAAACATTTCTTTACGTATCCAATGGGCCGCGTATGTTAGAAATCGTGTAGGTTGTTCAACATCGAATTTATCTATAGCTGTCATTAAACCAAGATTTCCAGCAGAAGTTAATTGTTTAATACGGTAAGGATCTTTTGTAATAGATTTAGCCATCTTGACTACAAAACGTAAATTACCTTTAATTAATTCGTCGCGAGCAGCTAGATCTCGAGGTTGGCCACATTGAATACAATAAGAAGGAGTATAGAAGGTATCAAATTTAGCACGACATACCTTGCAGATGGTTGTGTGGTGTTCTACTACATTAAGTATGGGCGTACCACACTCGATACAATATTTACGCTGTACACGATTTGGAATCCGAGTTTTACATTTGCTACAAAAGTTGTAGCGTTGAAGTAAATTCCGTTCTTCCTCAGAAGATAAAATTGAATTCCTGCTTAAATCTTTGTAGTAATTTTGTAAAACTCTATCTGTAAAAGTATCTTCATTTTCCATTGAATAAAATCCTTATTTTGTGTCATTACCTGTGAAAAAATTTATCAGAATTAGTTTGACTTGTCCACACATATTGAGTACATTGAGAACTATGTCAATACCAAGGAGGACCGCACATGGCATCGAAAAAGAAAAACAAACAAACTTCTAAACAAACTACAGAAAATTTAGAAAACCAACCAGAAGAAAAAGAAGAAGAAAACTCTTTAGAAAAAGAATCATCAAAAAATGAAACAACACTAGCAAACGTAACTGATGCGTCTCTAGACTTGGCTAAAATCAAATCCCCAATTTTGGCGGATATCGCTAAAAATTCAAAACATCCGGCTTTTCTGGAACGGTATGGTAGTCGTCTCGAACGTATAGAACGCCCTACCACAACTAATTTTGCAACCATAGTAGAAGGTTTGTCGGAAGAGCATTATGAAAAAGTTGTAAATCTGATTAAAAAGATGGACACAGAACGGCCAGGTCTGTATCTAGCAGACAATCGACCCCAGTTTACAGAACTAAGACTTTACCAAGGTACCGGGTCAGATCCAAATCGTCCCGATAATTGCCGTGTTGGTGATTTCTACTTTACAACCAAACGTAATGTTGGTTCTGCATTTGTAGGAGCCGTAGTTGCTCTTTGGCAAGGAAGAACTATGTGGCCTGGTGCTGACGAGGCTAGAGGTGCTCCTCTTTGCTCCTCAATGGATCGTCAGGTAGGTTCGAAATACGGCACCTGCGCAACATGTCCGGAACGTCCTTGGAATAAAGGAGAAAAAACTCGTTGCAATGATGATGTCGTTGTTTTCATGCTTCCTCCGGATTTGGATGACTTAGTTTTAGTTCGTTTTTCTCGTACATCCGAGGCAGCTGGACGACAGTTATCAAAATTAGTCGCGAAAGACTTGGTTCCTTGGAGGAGATTTTTCCGTATTACTTCTGCCGAACGTCAAGGTGGAGGCGGGGCTAGTATTAAATGGCACGTTATGCGTATTGACGCACATGAAGATGAAACAATGTCCCCAGAATTGAACGAGTTTTGTGCAGCTCTTTGCTCAACTGTAGAACACGATTTCATTCTGCCAGGTTTAGCAAGTATCTACAATAGTGCTGCTGAAGTGGACATAGATACTCTGGACGAAGATTCTTCTTCTACAAATTCAGAAAAAGCCCAAGATGTTTACGATGAATTTGACTCGGAAGATGATAACATTTAGAGCGCAATTGTAAGTATACGTGAGAGAGAGTTAGCTTATAGCTCTCTCTCATTTTTTTCACTTTAAGGTAAACAGCGTAATTACTAAGGACAAAACAATGACTATTTCGCCGTCAAAGTTAGTTTTAAAATATGCTCCTTGGTCTTATTCAAAGGCAGAAATGGCTCAACAATGTCCTTACAAATTCTATCTTACATACATAGAAAAGCGTAAACGTAAACCTAATGAAGATGCTTTAGTCGGTCAGGCTGTTCACCAAATTTTAGAATTTATGATAAGTGACCGATCTTGGAAACTATCTAGAGAAGCTGCCTTAGAAAAATATGAGAAACTTCCAGCTTCTGCAATTGACCGTATAGATGCCATGGAATCTAACGTTTTAGCGTTTATCCAAAAACTTAGAAGGTATAAACAAAAGCATAACATACATTCTACTTGGATAGAGAAAAAATTAGCAACAGATCTTGAAGGAAACCCTGTTCAATTTTTCGATAATAGTAAAGCATTTTTTAGGGGTATTGTTGACTTAGCGATGTTTCCTAACAATACAAACCATGTGATTTTGCTAGATCATAAAACAGGAAAACAAAGACATTTACGCTACCATGAAACACAATTTGATTGTTACCTGCTTCTTATGAAAGCTAAGTTGCAGAATTTAGAATATGGGCGTGTTGGAATACATTGGGCTAAATGGGCTAAGGTAGAATTTTCTAAGCAAGGACGGGACATAACTAAGATACAACCTTATATAGAACGTCTTATTGACTGGTTAAATTTAAAGGCTACCAATCTTGAAAATTTAAAAGAAACGCGACAAGGACCTTTATGCAATTGGTGCGACTTTAAGGAAACTTGTCCCGAGTACAATGCCAGGAGCAAAATAGACAATGCCTGCAACCAAAACTCGAAAGAAGAAGGATAAAAAGCGGGGTATAACTAGAGAACAGATTTGGAAAATTTGGGAAACCATTTCCCCCCGGGATTGGTACGACTTTTTTAACAACTATAAACGCGAATCAAAGGTGGAATTCGCAGGGGATACTACGCTTAAAGCTTTGTGTCCTTTGCCTTCTCATGCGGATACGGTCCCTTCCTTCTTTGTATTCACGTCTAAAGGGTATGCTAAGTGTTTTGGTTGTGAGTTTTATACGTCTAATCCGATATACTTATTGTCTGTCTTAATGGACAGTACTGAAGCCGATGCCATTCAATTTTTAAATGAACGTTATAATTTAAGTTTTTTACCTAAAAAAATTACTGAAGAATTACAAGCCCAGAAAACTAACCAAAACGTTAAGCAAGCTATAGCACGTGTTTGTAACCAAGTTATGTGCAAGGCTATAACTACGCCTGACAAATATCCTTTTGCCAAAGATGCATTAAACTGGATGCTCAATGAACGACAATTACCCGTGGATACTCTTTACGCTTTACCTGTAGGGATTGTACCTCCTTTAGCAGATCTCGGCAATTTAATTGAAAACGATTATAACCGCGCTTACAAAGCATGGGAAAAAGCCACGGTTCGAAACATCACACCTCCAGAAAACGTAGCTAATCCAGCTATAGATTATTTGGCAGATTCATTTAATACACCTTTTACATTGGGCGGTATAATCTGGCCGCTACATGTGACTCCTGACGAAATTGGAAGACTCAAAATTCGCGCTCCTCACAGTAAGGCACAAAAAGATTACATATTTCCTTCTGATGATTTTGAAGATTTGCTAGGTATTTTTGGGCTAGGTTGGCAACATTATCAATCATTACTTGATTCCCAAAAAAGTAGTTGGGCGTACCTTACAGAAGGCGAGATGGATGTCATGACTTACATGGCACAATCGCTAAGAGCTGGTGGGCCTAAATTTCCCTTATTTTCTGTGGGGGGTAAGGGAGGATCCGCGCATGTAGAGCCTATTTTCAAAGCTACAGGATTTAGCGGCGCATATCTTATAGGAGACTCTCCTTACAAAGGTAAAGCAGGAGGGGATGTTGTAGTTCGTTTTTGGTTACACAAAATTCGCGAATTGCAAACGCGGATATTTGTAGGGTGGGATAAATTAGGTTCTTCGGGAGATATTGACGAAGCTATTCTTCAGCATGGTTTACAAAAAATAGAAGATAGTCTTTGGAAAAATGTTGAATCAAATTTCATACCTTCTTGGCAATGGGCTGTGACATTAGCTACAGAAGCAATTAGCAAAGCATCCAATCAAGACTACAGAAACATGGTAGAAATTGCAGCAGATATTGGAGGTTGCTTAAAACATCGTCACGATATTGAGAAGTATTCTATAGAATTGTCCCGAACTTATAATGAAATTTCTGTTCCTATTTTGAAAAGAGAAATTGCTTCTAGCGAAGATACCGAGTCGGGATTTATTTTACGATGTACAGACGCTCTAAAAGATCACTTTTCGATTTTAGCCACCAATAGAGAAACTTCTAATCGTGCCCTTCTTATGTACGCGAAAAAAGAGCGGGAATACCGTCAAATTCGTCTTGATAGTGAACAAGCTATCGCACAAGAATTGGCTCCTACGACAGGAAATCTTCTTCAATTTATTCGAGAAGAAGTAGGTTTTCCTTCATTCCTGGAGGATCCAGAAACATTGGAAGGTCAAAGTCGGAGACGCACGGATCTCAATATTAGATATTATCTAAAAGAAGCTTGCCTTGATTTAGCTAAAGGTATTCCTGATATCTCAGAAACTCGACGTTTACGGCAGGGTTACCACTACATTCCCAAAAAAGACGGGAAAGCTGATGAGTACGTAGTTTGCGGTAAAGATGTGATCTATTTTGATCGTTCTGACTCGGGAACCCCCAATTATAGACGCTTGGAAGGCCCTGCTCACAAAGGAATACTGTTTGATGTAGGTTTTACGTCTCCTAACGAAGATACACGTCCTTGGTTTCCTGGAAGACTATCTCCAGAAATCTTGTATTCTGCTTCCGACCTAGACGTAAGTAATTTATTCCAGCAACTAGAACAACTTTTTGATACAGCTTTTCGGTTTACAGCACATGAAGTAATGCCTCGATTTTTGGCTGCACAATTATTGTTGATGCCCATCATGAATACTTTTGATCGCCAAATGTTCATGTTTATCACCGGCGAAACATCTTCAGGTAAGTCGAATCTATTATCAATTTTTGGGGGTATCCAAGTTCCTACTATTCGCCTAAACCTCAGTTCTCAAGGAATCGACGACTACACAAAACCAGGCATTGTGTATTCTACTGACCGCGATACACGGATGCTTGCCTTGGATGAATTCGAGTTAGATGGACAAAAACGAGACCATTGTATCCAAATTTTAGAAGTACTTCGAGGTATTGTCACAGGACAATCTCGACGCGTTGTAGGACGTAAAGATGGTCAAGGATACCGCGCAGCTTACTTAGGAATGTCTGTTATGTTGGCAGGTATTGCTGGAGCGGAACGACCCCAAGACCTTAACCGAATGCTTATCATAGAGATGAACAAGACAGAAGCTCGAGACAGCCCCGAGAACATTATCCTTAAAAACTTAGGTATAGAAGGCGTACAACAACTTGCACGACAAGTTACAATAGCTTTGTATCCTCGAGTACCTGAGATTTTAAAACATTACACCGAAATAAAACAACAATTCCCTAAATTAAACTCAATGCTTCCATTCAAAATTGAGTGGAGATATGCTTCATCCTTATTTGGGGTGTTGGCTTTTCTTAAATATCTAGGACATGATTGGCAAGCATTCTTACGCAAGTTTGTGGCACGTAACGCAACAACAATCCATAGAGCAGCTTCCATTAATGAGTCTGAATCCTTATTTAAAGATATGCTCAGTTTTGGTGACTTGTATCTGTTTGACCAAAAGAGAAAAACGTCAGCTGGAGCAATTTTAGGAAATGCAAATACGAGGGAAGAAATCAACACGCAAACCTGTGGTTTATACTTTGATTCTGTCACTAAACATCTTTTAATGTTTTTAAGTCAAGCTATACCTGCATTGATTCCACGAGACCACCAAATGGCACGAGCGTCCAAAATACGTGTTAGGGACGTTTTAGAACGTCACTATTTAGCTTTAAAACCTGACGCTATACGCAAATTAGGTATCTTAGAACGTGCTCGTCCGTATATGGGAGGTAGTTTGACTGTCGAAGATGTGATTGTATTCCGTCCAGGTTCCTGGCTGAACGAAGATGCACAAAAACCTTCAACAGTTCCACACGTAACAAACAATAAAGAAGACACAGAAATTTACAATGTAGAAGAGCTTGATAAGCAATATGAAGAATGGGAGTAACATGATAGCTGTTTCTGAATGTAACTTATGTAGATTAGATAACGCATGGCAAGGACCCAATTGTTCTAAATGTCCTAACTATCGACAAAAACATTACTTTCACAGTCTTTTCATTGATTCTACACAACCTGTAGACTTTTATTGCATATCCGAATCTCCAACTTTTTCCGGAATTTCTGAAAATGTAGAACAACATACTCCTTGGAATGCTGATATCGAAAGGTTAATACGTAATTTATTCACTAAATTACAAAAAGAAAAAAAATATTCTAAGTTGAATTCTTGTTACACCTACGCAATACGTTGTGCTGAAGACAAGCCTAACATCAAAATGGTGAAGGCTTGTGCTGATTTTTTACATCCAGAAATTATGAAAACTGCTTTTCCTCCACCTCGACCGATCATGGTTTTTGCGATAGGTCCTGCAGTACTCCAATCTTTAGGTTATAAAGTAAAAGGATATAAAAAGTTAATTGGACAACCTATAGAATTAACTTTATATAACCGACGTTTTGTTATTATGCCTACTATCTCTAAACGGCAGTTACTTGCTTCTCCCGACCATTACAGTATTATGCACAGACATGCACTTCAATTTTTAGAATTGGTTACAGAAGCTAAGCAAGGGAAAGCATTACAAATAACACTACCTCCGGACGTAATTGCTAAGGACTATAGGTTTCCTAAAACTACCAAGCAAGTAAAAGAATTAGTTGAAGAAATAATAGAGTACAAACACAGAGATGGGTTAAATCCCGCAAAACACTTAATTGCTTTAGATACTGAGACCAATACTCTTTTCCCTCACAGATCAAAAACTAAAATTTTATCTCTTGTAGTTTCTTGGGGTCCCGGGCTTGCAGCATCCATCCCTATAGAACATGAAGATAGTCCTTTTGAACTATCAGAAATAGCTCCGTATATCCAACAATTACTTACGTGTAACAAGCCTAAAACATTTCATAACGCCAAATACGATCTTAGAATTTTGTGGAGTAAAGGTTGGGATGTACGTAACGTAGTGTGGGATACGATGCTAGGAGAACACTTATTAGCCGAAGCTAAAAAAGGACACTACGGTTTAAAAACATTAGTACAAATGTTTATTCCTAAATACGCAGGTTACGAAGAAGAAACCCAAACTTACGTAACCAAACATAAAAAAGAACTGTTAAAAAAATTAGATGTTAAGTCGGCGGATCTCAAAGGAACTAAGAAAAAATTAGTAACGGATTGCGGATTTGCAATGGTTCCTCTTAAAAAATTGAATGTGTACGGAGCTATCGATGCAGACGCAACTAGAAATTTAACGTTTATTCAAAAGAAAAGAATAATTACAGAACAAGAAAAAATCAATAAGCAACGTAGTATGTTAGGAGGAAGCGCCTATTTTAAAAAATTGGCACGTCCAGGAAATCCTAATTCTGCATTCCCCTTAAACGATTTGATGAAACACCATGTTCTTCCGGTTTCGCGCACCCTCGCACAAATGGAAGCATGGGGTATGCGCGTAGATAGACCTTACGTTACAAGTCTTGCTCAAGACATGGATAAGTCTCTACGACACCATAAAATTAACTTGTTGCACATGATTCCCAAGGGTGCTTTGAGTGAGAATTTCAATCCCAAAAGCGTGTCTCAATTACGACGTTTATTATTCTCTACGGGGTATAAACATCCGGTAACCGGGGAGACTGTTTGCTACAAAGGTACGATACCTGAAGAAGATATCCCACACACTCCTACAGGGTTTATCTCTACAAATGCTAAATTTTTACGAACATTAAAAAACCATTACGAGTGTGCTTTTGCTAACGCTTTATTAGAATATCGTGCGTTGTCAAAAGCCAGAGATACATTTATAGAAAATATTTTAGTCCTAAGTGAAGAAGATGGGAAAATGCATACTACTTTCAATATTCACGGAACTGCTACAGGTCGCCTTAGTTCTGTTGATGAAAATATGCAAAATATTCCCATGACAATAGGGGAGCATAATTTAAAGCGAGCTTTTATTCCTACTAATCCTGATACAGAAATTATCGTTAATGCTGATGCTAAAGCTGCTGAAGTACGTTTGTATGCTGCATACAGTCGGGATAAAAATCTCATAGAAGCTCTCAATGATGGTTTAGATCCTCATAGTTATTTTTCAGCTAACATTTTAAATCCCGACACCTTAACAAAACATCTTTCTTCTAAAGAAGAAAAACAAGCATTGTTACGTACTGTAGGAATCGATGACCAACATAGTTGGAGTTACGAAGATTTTCAAAAACGAAGTTACTTTACAGGAACAGACAAGGAACCTGGACCTGATGTCGCTTATGGAAAACGTCTTGGTAAACTGCGCAGCAATATTAAGCGAGTAGTTTTTGGAATTTTATACGGAGCATCTCCCAGAAAAATAGCATCTATTGTAGGTATCCCAGAATCTCAGGGCAAGCTTATAGTTGATTCGTTGTTTGAAAGATTTCCTACTATAAGCAAGTACATCGATCAAACAAAAGAAAAAGTTAGATACCTGGGAGTTGTTGAAACCTTTTTCGGACGTCGACGCCGACTTGATACAGGCAATATGACGTTTAAAATGCGCAGAAAAGCTGAACGTCAAGCAATTAATATGCTTATTCAAAGTACTTCATCTGATATTATTTTGGAGGTACTTACCGCTGTCGACGAACCTATTCGTCATGACTTTGGTGGCCACTTACTAATAACTGTACACGACTCTCTTGTTGCCGAAATTCCAAAAAAATACGCATCACAACTTCCAGATTTTATCTATGATTACGGCGTAAAACAAGTTCAGGAACGCCATTCGTGGTTACCTGTCCCTCTTCTCTGGGATGTAGAAGTGGGGCCTTCATACGGGCAACTTGATGATGTGGATAAGTATCTTCAAGGAAAACAGCAATACGGTATAATAACAGATGAAAAAGATGATTTTCTTAACCAAGAAATTCAGGATGAATTACTTAATAGCGTAAGTTAAAAAAAAACATACACTGGATTACCATGTTATTTTATTTCCCCCCAGATAGCATTTTTTAAAAAGTACGTTACGTACTTTATAGCTTTAAAAATTAAAGATTAGTTTTGGTCCATTAGTTGTTCTCCCCTTCAACTAACGTACCAAATCAAGCAGTGTATGTGTTTCTTATTCCTGCCAAAATTTTAAATCTTTGTTTACTACCTTCCAAGCAATCCACCCAAACAATCCTGCATGCAAACAATCATCGGGTTTCTGCGGAGAATGCCGCCATACTTTTCTATCGTTTTGTGTGATGTCTTCGTATTCATTTAAAATATCACTAATAGCGAGACGCATCTCAGACAACGGCCCAAATTCTACTTTTTTCTGTTTCAATAACATCATGTAATTATCTATCAATGTGGTCCTATCTGCAGTATAGCGATCTACTTGATTGAATTTTAAAGCTTTAGCTTGAGTACCATACTGTACTTGAATTACTCGATGATGGCCCAAATGTTGTCGCATAGTATCATTCGGTAACGCACCTTCGCCCGCATCACCACAAAATAAAGATACCCGGTATTGTTTACATATTTCTCCAATTTCAGTAACAACTGAAACAGGGTTTGTACTTGGGTAAACTTTATAGAACAGACAAACTAGCTTTTGGTCTGTCGGTCTCCAACCCCAAATCCATAACACTGTTCTCGAAACTCCCGTAGTACCGCCACCAGACCAATCCGCACCCGCTACAATTTGTGAGAATCCTTGTAAATCCTTAGGCTCAGGATATGTTACGGTTGGTCGTCCGGTACAAAGAGCTTCTAACTCTTCTTGTGAAATTAACCTAGTACCGATCTCATCAGAAACTCCGAGAACTTCATTACGAAATACAGAAAGTGTGTTATTGGGATCTTCGTATTTCTGGACGATCCTCTCCCAACGCTTTTCAGATTGTTCTATTATGTCTGTGGATTTACCTGCTGATCTAACCGCATGCGGTACGTTGACGGGCATCATTAATTGGCTGATATGAAATCCTTGTATTGGTTTATTTGGAGCCATATCAACCCACTGTCCTAAGTAAGGATTTAAATACCCTCCACAATTTGTACAAATAGGTCCATATTTGCCTACAGCTTTTTCATTATCTATAAAAACTAATTTATTACATTTTTCACAGCGCATCACCCATTCTGTTTGTGTTGAGTTTTCCCACAAATATTGAATAGTATTTTCCATCGTTTTTGGCGTTCCTGCGTATGTTTCATAAGCATAATCAGAATTAGCCATTGTTTCATTCCCTACTGTGATTACAGGATCATATAAAATATCTTGCACCTCGTCGTACATAGCTCTATCGACTGAGGGTCCACGTAAACGTTCTGCATCATCGCAAGCATAAGTAAATAACATTTCACTACCGTTAGTGAATTGCTTATGAAATACCCTATCAGCTAAATCCGTACGTAAATAATTATCGTGGATAATTGGAGAATACCTCATAGTTTTACCCACTCGTGTATTAGAAAAACGCGTAGTTTGCTCTTTAGAAGGACTGACAAACATGGTTGAGAAGTGTGGTATAAGACTACATTCGATGATAGAAAAATTAGCTAACGTTGTAGACTTGGCTACTTGGCGACTTGTTTTAAATAACGTACGTTGGTACCGCCCATCATAGAATGCTCGATGCATAGGCCAATCATCTAAACGAAAAGGTTGACCATCCAACACAATCCAAGACTCTGTAACTATACTGAGTGGGGTTTTACCTATCTGTGTCATAAACGAAAGGTAACACGCAAATGGGAAAAAAACAAGACAGCAAACACCTACCTTACGCAGCAAAGTACGACATTCCCAGTTTGAGAATTAGTGAAATTCAGGAGCAAATCAAATTAAGCTGGGAACAGAAGCAACATCGCGGAGCTATTTGCGTTGTTGGTGAAGCAGGTATCGGCAAATCGCAAATCGTTGCCCAGATTGCAAAAGATGAAAACGCCTCGATTTACGATATCCGTACCGCCCATTACGGCTTAGTCGGTACTGGAATCCCTAGTACCAGAGATGCTCCTGAAGGATATTTTGATTTGCTGGTTCCGTCTGTTTTTCCAAAACAAGGAGAAAAAGCTATAATGCTGTTTGAAGAAATCAACCAAGGTCTTCAACACAGCATTGCTATGTTCTTCTCGTTAGTCGAAGACAGGCGAATGTTCAATTATGTCCTTCCAGACGAGGCAATTGTAGTTGCTCTCATGAATCCAGCCACCGCACAATACATGGTTACACAAATTGAAAATAACGCGGCATTGCGTAGACGTTTGAAATGGTTCTACGCTGTAGAATCTTTTAAAGATTGGTTGAACCACGCATCTAGCTCTCGTTTTCATGAAAGTGACGTATTAGCATTGGGAGAACCTCGACCATGCCACCCAGAAGTTCTTAACTTTGTTACACAATACCCTAAGATGCTGTATGATAAAAAAGCACAACAACAAAACAAACAATATATGTGCCCCGCAACAGTCCAAACCATATCTCTTGATGTCTACCTCTTAGAAAAAGCTGGAAAACCAATTAACGATGATTTCGCACTTTGTCGTTATGCTGCGTCGATAGGAATGGCTTCTGCACAACAACTGGTAGAGCATTTAAAAGATAATCGTACAGCTGTAAAAGCTGAAGACGTACTGCTTAATTATGAAGAAAAAGGACAACGTCCTGTACGTTTGCTATTAGAAAAATCAGAACACGAAAAAATCACAGAACTAAACTTAAACGTTCTTACGTATCTTTTCAGTTTGCAACCTGAGGTTACCCAAGCTGCTCGTAACTTGGTTTTATACTTAGCAGACCTACCTAACGAATTACAGGTTACTGTTTTGTCACAATTGAAAAAGTATGCTGAAGAGAATCAAGCAATACCGTACTTGTTTGAGCTGACCAGCAAAGTCCAAGAACATGAAGTGTGGACTAAAATTCACACACAGTTAGACGACAGCCAGATTAAGATAGAGCAAGATTTGCGAGGAGATAAATAATGACACATCTCCAACAACACACAGTACAATTACACAAAGAATGTCAGAATTGTACCCCAGTAGAATGTAATGGTAAAAGTGACGAATGGCGGTACCAAACTTTAAAGGTTTTGAAAGAAATGTTTCTGGAAACGCCTCCTATAGATGATGTAGCTATGGATTTCATAGCGTTGTTGTACGCTCTTCCCGTACATGATCGAATCTACGTACAAAGAGCATTGCACCCCCTTGCCCTCAAATATTCAAAAGAACCTTATTGGGAAAAGCTATCTCTTACGTTGCAAGAATATGATTTGTGGATAGATATTAACGTACTTACAGATCGTGAAAGAATTTTTGACCAAAGTCGACAGCTAGAAATTTCCCCTGAATTCAAACTTCCTTGAACGTCAAAAAATCTTGCCCTATAGATTTCGCATGGTCCTCTACGGCCAAATAAATGCCTGCTAAGCGGGACAAGTTGATACCTAAGGGAGATTCTTCGAATACTTCAGTTTCGAGATTTTCCTTATTCAACTTGTCCCACTTTTTTTTCATCTTAGTTCTCAGGGATTGTGCGGTAGAGGGTAGCAACTTTTCTAAATTTTTATCTGCGTATTGTAGTTGTTTTGGAGCTACTACGTACCCGGCACGATCTAAACAAACTGCAGTATACTGCTGTACGTCCTCATCGTATTCTGCGTCCCCTTTTCCTTCAGGGTCCATCCCTCTAATAATTTCAGCTTCGTACACTGTCCGCGCCATCTCTACTGGGTGACATTCTTGTATAGTTTCCCAGTCACTTATATTTCCTTCAAAAGCTTGAACAGTATTCTCAAAAACTATGGAATCCCAATAATACTGAGGATTAATGTTTAACGCTAAAGCCGCTTGTAACTTATCTCTACAGACTATGCTCAAATCAATGTTATCTTTTTCCATAGCCAACCATAACGTTTCTGGTTCCCAAGAAAGCACTTCAAATCCATAACCACAACGAGTTGCTGTATACAAAACAGCAGCGCAGCGATTATCATCACACCTGTCGCGCAAAAATACTTTTGCAGCTGTTGGACTGGTATCGCCAACAATATCAGGAATCGCAGAAACGTACTCAGCTAATTTTGTTAGATACGTGGACATCAAAAATAAGCAGCTAATTGTTTTTGTACGATAGCTTTTAAGTCGTCTGGTAACGTTGGAAGTATTTGCATTAACATATCCAAATCCACAGTTTCATTATCCGGAGAAATTTCAGCAACTACGTCTTTACCTAACACATCTTCCCAAAACGATAAAGGTACAGCAGATAATTTTCCTTTATCCGCTAAAAAACCTGTACCTATTTCTACAGAATCTTCAGCACGCTTCTCCGTATTAAAAACTGTTTGGATAGGGTCTGGTAACTTATCACCATAAAGTTTTTCTAAACCTGCTTCTTTGTCTAAAGTATGTATCGCCTTAACTAAAGATACTTGTATGTCTGAATCTTTAAATTCAGGAGCTACGCCTTCTAAAGTGCTAGAAATTTTTTCAAATGCCTTACTAAAAACTTGTCCTCGAGTTACTTCTTGTCGCGCATCTAGCCAATCACGCAAACGTTGCGTACTTGTAAGCGTAAATCCAGCAAGTTTTTCGGTAGAAGGATGTAAGGTAACTCCAAATTGTTTTGCATATTTGTGTAAGCGTTGAAATCCTTCTGCACGGTCTTCTACAGATAATTGCCGATAAATTTCTCGTAAACGACGTTCAGCTAATTTAATATCTTCCGCTGTTTTAATCATAAACCTCTTTTTTTCTGGGAATATGTATGTCGAATTTTCTGCCACTTTTGGAACATTCTCTTCATATAATTCTTCGTAAATTCCATAAACTTGTGCAGCAGTTTTTAACTTCTGCTCCACTTCCATAGGAAGTTTTGCGTTAGCTAATTTTTGATATCCTAATGAAAGAGCTGCATGTTCTTTTGTATGTATGGGATACCGACGTTCACTAGACCAAGCAAACGCTGAATCAGGTAATTGCGAAAATTCATTTTCATCAATATTCGCTGTTTTCGTAAACTCCCCTAATTTGGGGTAACGTTCAACAAGCACACGTAAGTAAGAATATCCGGGATCGCATGTTTGGTCATAGTACGTAGACATGAGAATACACCTCTTTCTTGTTTCTCAATCACATTATAGGAGGAAAAAGAATGCAAAGCAACACTAATGATGACCCTGAAAAAGCACTTTCACAAGTGCTTCAATGGGCCTGTTCTCCTCGCGGAGGCAACAACTTTTGGGGTCGCGTGCTCAATGGTTGTGGTCGTCGTGCCGTTAACAACTTAGGTACCGCTGCTGTATCCTTAACGCAAGAAGGTAAGTATCAATTTCTTTGGGATCCTCAATTCTTTAGTTCGATTGATACTCCTTTGCGTATCTTGGTCGTCATCCACGAAGCTACACACATCGTATTACAACATTTAATCCGAGGGATGCGGTACAAACAATTCTGCAAACATGAATACCAGTGGGCACAATTAATGCCAATCGTAAATATGGCACAGGATTTTGCTGCCAATGACATTTCCTTAAGAAGCTTTATGGAACTTTCTAATTTTCGAAAACATCACAAAACTTTACTGTTTCCTGAAAATGATCCTTACAATTTCCCTGAAGGTAAATCCTTTGACGAATACTTGTCTTTACTTCTAGACAAATGTGAAACAGATAGCTACTCACCTTACCAACAAGAAACTGACGCAAACGGAACACCTATCTTCGTGGATAGCGGAATTCCTATTCCTTCTGAAGGAGATGGTTCCAATTCAGACGGTAATGCACAAGGTAAAGAATCTAGCTCTCCAGACACAAATCAAAAATCTTCACAACCCGTAAATCAAGCACCTCAATGGCTTAAAGATGTGCGCGGTAGTATCATGCCACAACATATTCGTTGGGAAGATCTGTTAGATCATATGACCGAAGCAGAAGCAGAGCGCATTATAGATAGAGCCAAACGAGAAGCTAAGCGCATAACAAAGAAAGCCGCACAACAGACACATAAAAGTCGAGGTACGCTCCCAGGATCTGTACAAGGCATTATTGATGATCTTTTGTCAGAACCGACACTACCCTGGTACGAAATTCTTCGTAATTTCTTGAAATCCAGTATCTCATCTAAACTTGCAGAATCGACGGCTTGGCCCCACATGGGAATACTGACTACAGGACAATCCCAAGGAATCGAACCTTTTCCTGGTATGCAAAAGGACTTTAGCTTTTTCATTACTGTAGCTATCGATACTTCCGGGTCTGTTTCTGACGAAGATTTCATCAAATTTATGAGTGAGATTCAAGGAATAATGAAAAGCAACGAATCTGTTACTACGCGAATATTATTGTATGACGCAGGATTACAAAAAGAATTCTTAATTGAAGCTGACGAAGAAATTACAAATTATTGTACACGTCATGGGTATGGTGGGACAAACTTTTGTCCTCCTTTCAGACGTATGTTGCAGTTAGACAAAGATGAAGATTGGGTTAATGGTGCAGAACGTTTGACACGCACCCTCCCACGCACAGATTTGTTTGTAAACTTTACCGATGGATATGCTCCAGTACACTCATCTCAAGGCGGTCCAATGCCTGAACTTACACCTCCTTGTCCCTTTATCTGGATTCTTACAAATAGCGGAAAAGAAAATGCGCATATGGGAGATATCGTTTTAAAAATCGACGACTAAGGAAACGTGTATGACTCAAATTTACTGCGTAAAAATACACCAAACACGGTTAAGAAAAAAGAAAGCAGATAATCCGCTGCATTCTTTTGATTACTTCCCCTTTGACCGTGTTTATTTGGTTCCTACCTCGCAACAAGAAATGGCGTTTTCCTTGTTTCCTCATAGTTTAATTACACCTCTTTCAACTTCCTTATATCATGCACTACAAGGGCTCAATTTAGAATACCGTCGAAACATTACTATTCCCCGTAGTACCTTGTTGGAGTACGAATATATAAGCTATGAACATCAGGGGTTAGGAAAAAATATTACTTTAACACCCCATGAGTGGTTACTGGTTATTCCTACTTATATTGTTTTTAATAAAGATAAAACAACCAACCGTTCTTTTCCCCAATTAGCCTATTCCTTGTCTAGAATTATTATTGACCTGCACAACCTAAACACAAACCTCCCAGCAATCACGCTACATACGCCGAAAAAAAATATCCCTGCTGTATGTGCGGTATGCAAACATATGTCCCGTTACTATGCTAACGGCTGTTCTCCTGGTAGATCAATATGTAGAGATAGCATGCAATTAACTATTTCATTAAATTCCCTTTCAAAAAACGAGGAGGTATAAATGGTAGGATTTAAAAATACTACGTTAGATATTATCTCCATACCTTCTTTAAAATCCCCGGCACCCTTTATTATTGATGACTGTACTTTAGCTTTCTTTCTGGGATATCGAACTAAAACTTTATGGTATTTACTTACCACCAAAAACCAACAGTATCGTATTTCGAAAATCCCTAAAAAAACGCCGGGAAAATTTCGTACACTTCATGACCCTACACCTTTAATGAAATCTTTTTTAAAGCGCATAAACACTCGTATCTTAAATCCTTTGCAAGAACAATTGGGTAACCATGTTACAGCGTATCGTCCTGGGCACTCTATCAAGGACGCAGCTTTGCGTCATTTACCTCCCTGTCCTGTCTGTGACAATGCTCCTCCAGCTAAAATGCCCTCACCCCACACACATGATTGTCCTCGTAGAGGAACTTTTATTCAAATGGATCTCAAAAATTTCTTTCCTAACACGCGCCGGGCTTGGATACGACACTATTTTCAATCTTTAGGATACTCTTTTTACGTTAGCGGTTTGTTAGCTAACCTTATGACTGTACCTATTCACAATTCTAGAACACGTAAAATTTCACATGAAGGAATACCTCAGGGAGCCCCCACTTCAGGAGCTATTTGTAACTTGGTTGCCAACCAGAAATTAGATCGACGCATACTTCAATACTTATCCGAGAAGAATAAATACATATCTAAAGAAACTTTTAAATGGGTATATGGACGCTATGCGGACGATCTGACTTTGTCCTGCGGTATCGAATATCCGAAAAGTGAACGTAAAACAATTATCCAGGATATTACGAATCTTGTAAACCAGTCAGGATACTGGGTAAATCCTAGAAAAACTAGAATTACAGGTCCGCAACACAGAACACGTATGTTGGGAATAGTTATCGATAAAAAGCCCAGCATTGCAAAAACAGACTATAAAAAACTTCGAGCAATGGTGCACAACTGTGCTATCACCGATATTCCGCAACAAGCACATCGTGCCAACTACACATCTACAGAAAAGTTTATACAACATTTACGCGGTAAATTGAATATCTTCAACCAAATCGATGCTCGTCGAGGAGCCCCTCTATTAGAAGAATTTCAATTTGCTTTAGAGCGTTACAAATCTTCTACGTGAGAAATCATTGGAGGTATTTTTGCATGTTATACTTTGTGCCCGCTTCGCTCAACCGTTTCTTTGTGTCTGGATCAGAAGGACCACTTTGTTTACTTTTTAGTGGAGATAGCGAATCTCCTCCTCTAAATTTAGAAGAATCAACACACCATTCAGACATCGCTAAACACCCGTTAACAGCTAAACTACTAAGCCCGTATTTCATAATACTCCCGATTAAATACACAGTAAACTCAAACTTACATTTTTACACACGTCAAAATGACGCTTTATTACGCCATGCTTTAATAGCTACTCCTTACTTGTCTAACAAATTTATGCTACAAAAATTAGCAGAAAGCTCTAACTATCCTATAACCGTCGTAACTCCAGAAAAAATTATTACCAAAAAAGGAGAAGAGTTTTATAAGGAATGCGCTTTGCCTGAAAAATACACACACGGTTGTTCTGAGTGTCCTGCATTATCCTTTGATAGACCTTGGGATCCCTCTAAACTTTGTTTACCTGTACGCCAAGTAGGATTACAAGAAGAAGCTTACACTCTCGTCGGGGATTACGATGATTTTTTAGACAACGTAAAACTTAACCAAACCAAAATTGGAAATTTTGTAGCTGTAGGAGGAAGCATGACGTCAGACACAACTGCTTCTGCAGCAATTCGCCACGTAACACTTTGTGACTTCCACCAAATTCCTGAAAATAAAAATCAACGTAAAACCGCAACACAAACACGAAAAAATCGCGATTTACTTCAAAAAGAAATTTGCCCACGTTGTGCTATGTTTGAACCATCTGCTTGTGATGCATGCGCGTCAGATCTTGTGTCCTGTACAGGATACTACCCTTACACTCCTAATCAATTAAATAGAAAAGTAATAAAACAAGCAAACGTTCCTTTTACAGACGCGCAGATACAATACTTGTTAACTCATAGTGGGGTATTAGAAAAACGAATAAATCGACGAAAATATGTCGCATCTTTACAGTATCATCCTGCCTCTACTAAAAAACCTCACACACTAGCTTTTGCACTTTTACCAATACATTCTGAAGCATATCCACTTAAACGCTACACTACTAATTTTAAAATCGCTAAAAAATGGTTAGACACTTACGTACCAAGTCAAAAAAATTGTCAAGTAAATCCTACTAGACTTCCAGTTAATATAAAAGCTACCCTACTAGAACTATTAACACATTCCTTTAGTCCTACACGGCGTCAAGGATGGAGATCAACAAGTTATCCATTTCGCTATATTGAAAGATTAAATAAAGAAAGCTCCCTTTTCGTTTCTTATTATTGGGGGTCCGCCAAGACATTTCTCCCATGGAATTTTAACGTATCTTCCCTTCAAGATGTTTTTCAAGTATACCGTCATTTGAATTTGTGTGAAAAAACTGTGTCCCCCTACCACCCTAATAGCTCCCACCAAAATTACAATTTTCTCTACTAAAAAATTAAACTGAAGAAAAATCGAAATCTGGACATACAGCTAACACATTAGCCAACGCCTCATCTTCTGCTTCTTGGGCGACTGTCAGATCGGCAGTCGCCTTTTCTTTAGCTTCTTGGGCAGCCGACAACGTACTCGATGCGGCAGAATACGTGTTTAATTTGGTTGTGTATAACGCCGAGATAGCATTACATAAAGATGTAAGTGTCGTATCTGTGTTAGCTTGTTGAGGTTGTCCGTTCGTTTCCCAAACGTTTTTAACTGTAGTGGTCCACGTTAATATGTAATCGTACATATTGTACCAATCATCACTAATTGCAGGAGGTGATGACGGATCCCATGGTGTGCCCGACCAACTCAAATATGCGGATTTCATATTTTCCGCAAACGTTGCATTCCCAGTCTCGTAAGAACTTAATTCTAATTTTAAAACTTCCCAATAACCCGGTACTGTAGTGTTTCTTAAGGTATCGCACAACTCAACTAATTCTTTAATCGTAGCTATTTCATCAACAATATCCGCATACTCATTTTCTGCTGTAACTAATTCTTCCGTCTTTGTTTCTAAATCATCTTCTGCTGCAATACGTGTAGCTTTAGCAGACGCGTAAGCGTCTTTTAACTGTTGGCTGTACGCTTCATCAGCACTAGGAAACGTTAAAGTTGCCGCAGTAGCAGTATAAAATTCATCCATATACGTTTGCCACAACTCAACTAAAGTATTAATTCGCCCTGAAATTTCTTGTTGTGCTTGTATAGCAATTTCTAAATCATCAAAATCACTATACGCGTAAGCTGATAAAAAAGCTGTCGAACTATTTAAAATTGCAATATCTCGATCCGTGTAAAGATTAGTCAAGTCGTACGGAGAAGCTACACGTAAAAACGTATCATCCGTAGGATCGTCATTATCATTAATTTTTAATACGAATAAGGCAGCTTGTGGTAAATCTCCCTTGTCTGTTACTACCGAAATAATTCGGTACACTTGATTCCCGTCCACCGAAACTTGTTCTCTAGTTTGAGATATAATTGTATTAGGCATTAGGAACTCGTTATGCTGTGGTGAATAATTCCTTCAAAAGATTCTAGTGCTTGCTCGTACGTATTTACCAACGCTCGAACTCGATTGTAAGTATACTCTGTAAAATTTTCTGCTGTTTGAACTGTCTCAAACTCTTTGAATGCGGTGGCTTTCCTATAATAAGGAGATTGTTCATCGATGGCTTCTGTTCTGCTATCCGGATAGTTTTCCAAATCGTATACAGTAGCTACATGCTCGAATACTTCTGTTTCTGTATTGTGTATAAATATCTCAGGTACGATACCGTGAGCATACGTAACTTCATTCTCAACACAAAAAACCGAATCTGGTTCAATAATTTTAGTTTGTTTCAAATCCAAATGGATACTCATGTATATGTCTCCGTATCTGTACCTTCGTATTCATCCAAATAAGTCTCTGTAGCATCTACTAACGACTGTGCTTCAGATTGTAAAACAACATACTTGTTAATCGCAGCTTCCAAAGTATCTAAATGCGCGTCATAAGACGCTGCTCGATAATATGTTCGGGACAACCAAGAAGGATTAAAAATGTCTAAGCATGCTGCTGCGCTATCCGTAAAAATACCCTTAGTTAAAAACCCTGAATCATACAATGTTAAAGATAGATTCTTAGCATACGCAGGAAATGCAGGAGTTACACAAACAGCATTGTATGCCATATCCCAAGCCGTTACTGTTCTTGGTACTGGCGCATAACCCAAATAATCCCAAAGAGCTGGCGCTGCATGTATGACTACGATATCCCCGACAGCCGGAGTAACCGACGCAAATCCAGGTTCTTGTATCCAGTCATAACCGCCTGCCGGAGCTTCTTCAATTCCTGCTAAATCCGTTAACGTAGCTACTCTAGCAATGTACTCTTCCGTGTCTGCCGTACCTTTACGAATTACTAAACACTTCGTATCTATATCGACAGATCCGAGAACACTGGTCCCTAAATAAAAACCATTCGCCAAAGTATCACGAACATACTCAATTGTTAATTCTGCCATTTACTGTTGACTCCGTAGAAGATTTCTACTAGATATAGTAGGATAGTTAAATGGCACAGTCAAGCTATATTGGAATAGACCCCTCTCTCCGAAAAACAGGTGTCGGAATACTTACAGATACTCGAGCAACAGCATCCACTTTGAAAGGAAAATACAAGGACATTCCTCGTCTTGTTTATATCAAAAACCAATTCAAATTACAGTGTGAGCTAGCCACTCACAGTTACGGACCTATCAACCACATATGTATTGAAGGCGCAGCTTACGGCGCAACTAATAGAGCAGACGCTCAAGGACAGTTACGAGGAGTTTTATCAGTAAGTGCTCATGATTTTTGTTCCAACATTACTGTTGTTCCGCCTACTCTTTTAAAACTTTACGCTACAGGAAACGGAAATGCGGACAAAGATAAAATGATCCGTGCCGCGCATACACAATGGAATTTAAAATTAACCGACGATGAAGCTGATGCGTTATGGTTAGCCCATCTAGCATACGCTCTCGACCAAAATCCTAGACAAAAACGTTTTCGTATGGAAGTAATCCACAAGATTAACAACCCTAAGCCTAAACGTCGCATTTCAACATACCAAACAAACAATATTTAATCTAAGGAGTAGTGTATGCTCGAGTTCAAACGACAACTATCTCTAGACGATTCAGAACCTCACCAACAAATAGATTGGGTAAAAACTGATATCGTCATCAAAAACCAACAAACAGGAGATGTGTTCTACGAATGCTTAGACGGAGAATTCCCCAGTCGTTGGAGTTCGGATGCTTGCAAAATTGTTGCAAGTAAATATTTTCGTCAAGCACGTACCACAAATAAAAACGAAACTAGTGTTCGTGCAATGGTAGAACGCGTTACCGACGCGCTTATGGAAGCAGGTATAGCTTACGGCTACTTCGATACAGAAAACGGAAAAGTGTTTAAAGACGAATTGTCTATGGCACTCTTTAACCAATACGGATCCTTCAATAGTCCTGTATGGTTTAATCTAGGTGTTGATGGTATTGAAAAACCGCAGTGTTCCGCATGCTTCATAAATTCTGTTAAAGACGACATGCAATCAATTTTGGACCTAGCTAAAACTGAAGGATTAATTTTTAAGGAAGGTTCTGGTTCTGGTGTCAATTTATCTCCTTTAAGAGGCACCAATGAAAAAATAAACGGCGGAGGACATGCGTCAGGTCCTGTTTCTTTTATGGAAGGTTACGACGCCTTTGCTAACGTAATCTTGAGTGGGGGCCGTACTCGTCGAGCAGCAAGGATGGTTATTCTTGACATCGACCACCCGGACATTGAGCAATTTATTACCACTAAAGCTAAACAAGAAGACATCGTCAAACGTCTCGTACTTGCGGGAATGTCCGCAAACTTCACCAACCCTGAAAACGCATATCGTGTTGTTAAACATCAATCTGGAAATAATTCTGTACGTGTTTCCGATACCTTCATGCAAGAAGTTCGAGACATCCTCCACGGCTACAAAAAAGATTCCGAATGGCATACTGTAAATCGAACAACCAAGAAACAAGCTAAACAACTTTCTGTCAAGCAACTATTCCACCAAATCGCTGAAGCCGCACACAGTTGTGGGGATCCTGGGTTACAATTTGAAGATACGATTAATTCCTACAATACTTGTGCAAACGACGGGGATATTGTTGCTAGCAACCCTTGTAGTGAATTTGTCTGGCTCAATAACTCAGCTTGTAACTTAGCCAGTTTGAATCTCTATAAATTCTCAAAAGACGTACAACAATTTGACATCAAACTTTTCAAACACGTTGTGCGTCTCTTCGTCATCGCTCAAGACATTATCGTGGATCTTGCAGGTTACCCTACCAAAAAAATTACAGAAAATAGTCATATTTATCGAACTCTAGGATTAGGCTACGCCAATCTTGGAGGACTTCTCATGTCTTGGGGGTTAGCTTATGATAGTCAGGAAGGACGAGATATAGCTTCAGCAATTACAAGTTGTATGACAGCGTATGCTTACGGGACAAGTTCAGAAATAGCTTCTACCTTAACACCTTTTGAAAAATTTAATGAAAACAAAACCGTTATGGAGGAAGTACTTAGACGACACCAAACATCTACTAGAAAACTACGTGAAAATCCTCTAAATTTACGAGGTAAAGCTATTACAGCTTGGCGAGATGTATTCAACACAGCATTTAAAAAAGAACACGGTCTTCGTAACGCTCAAGTTACTTTACTAGCACCTACCGGCACAATTGCGTTTATGATGGACTGTGCTACTACCGGCATAGAGCCCGACATCGGTTTGAAAAAAACAAAAACACTTGTTGGGGGAGATATAATGGAATATCTCAATCCTAATATTGAGATAGCTTTAAATGCTCTAGGATACACTCCTGAACAGCAAGAAAAACTCTTGGCACATGTGCAAGAACAAGGACATTTCGAAAATTCTTTATTGAAAGAAGAACATCTGCCTGTATTCGATTGTGCTCTCCCTATAGGTACCCGGCGTCTTTCAGTCGATGCGCACATTAATATGTGTGCCGCAGTACAACCATTTCTTTCTGGCGCAATATCAAAAACATTCAATATGCCTAAAAACGCAACTGTAGAAGACGTAAAACGAGCTTTCTTAAAAGCGTGGGAGCGTGGAATAAAATGTATTACTATCTATCGTGAAGGTAGTAAATTAAGCGAACCCTTACGCGTACGCGAAGTATTAGAACAAAAAGAAAAATCAAAAGAAACTTTGGAAAGAAAACGCCTGCCAGATGAACGAGAACAATTCGGTCATCGTTTTACTATTGGACAACATAAAGGTTATATAACTGTAGGTTTTTATCCGGACGGAAAAATAGGAGAAATGTTTTTAAGAATGGCGGGACACGGATCTACTGTTAACGGTTTATTAGATAGTTTCGCAACTCTTGTTTCCCTTGCCTTACAATATGGAATTCCTCTTGAAGAATTAATAGAACGATTTGAAGGTACTAAATTCAACCCTTCTGGTTTTACACGACATCCTGTTATACATTCTGCTACATCTATAATAGCTTACGTATTTAAATGGCTTCGTTGGAAATTTATCGAAAATGAAGAAAATAAATCATTGCCACAACCTAAAATTGAAGGTACGCTTCCTTTAGACAACATTGATTTAGATTCAGAACCGTGTCCTAATTGCGGTTCTCAACTGCGTAAAATAGGTGCGAGTTGTTACGAATGTCCTAATTGCTCATACAATTCAGGAGTGTGCTCATGACTTCATGTATTTTCGAAGAATGTCAAAATTCTCTAGGCCCGGAAGCAATAGAGATCCGTCATAAAGGCGAAATAATCGGCTATATTTGTGATACATGTCAAAGAGGTCCTAAAGGATTTAAACTCGTTCTAGCGAAAGACAGAAAAAAAGACACTTGGAAAATTACTCAAGCTACGCCACTTAACCACATAATTGAATAATGCTCAATACCTCGGCATTTGTTAAAGGCTTGATTGCAGCTGAAACGCCTCCTAAATCTTCTACAGCAGAAGCTGCACAAGGTTTTGTTGACGCTTTTACAGAATATTTGTTAAATGCAATGTCCAACGGCATTACTATTACCACACCTTCTCTCTACCTCCCTTCGGCGCAAAACGCGCTGAAGGGAGGTCTTATCTCAGCTTTTTCTTTGGATTCCGGTCCGTCCGTAGCAGACACAATAGGTAATGCAATCTTAGCTTTTTTTAATGCGGGTCCCGCAAGTGCTTTTTTTAGCTCCGCAATAGGCGCTGGAATTTTTAACCCTTTATCCGCGTACATGTCTGCGATTAGTTCCCCCGTAGATACTCAAAATGCCGCTAAAAGTGCAGTTGCTTCAGCCATTACAAGTTGGCTAAATGCAGGTCCTGGAGGATTTGCTATTATTTTTCCTGGATCCCCCTCAGATATTAAAGCACCGATAACTTAA